GCAAAAGATCCTTTTGAGTTCGCCAAACAAAACGGGAAGCTTCTATAGCTTCCCGCTTCACCTAGTCCTCTAGATTCACCTCAAGGCCTTCCTCGTAATTGCTTACGGCGTAATTAGGAAGGCTAATCTCCTCCTCGTCATCCTCGTAACTCGGCCACTCATCTCGGTCTAGGCAATGAGCGTACAGCTCAAGAGCTTCCCGATACAAAGCCCGAGCAATCATCAGCGCGTCGGCGTCAGGCTTGTATCGCATGGCAGCGTGCGGCGATTGTTCCTCGACGGCGACCCAGCGCATAACGTCCAGCTTCTCGCCGAATTGCCATTCCCAGGCATCCATGTAAAGCGCGGCGCTGATGTGATAGCCGTAGTTGTTGATCGTGCGCGAGAAGTCGTCGCGGCCCGCTTTCTGGCACTTCTTCAAATCGACAGGCATCCCCGCATCAGTCAGCTTGTCATAGCGAACCTTGACCGGGACGCCCGTGATCGGATCGGTAGTGAACAGACTCAGCTCGTAACGACCAGGAGCCTCGATCAGTTGCCGGCAGTGACGATTGCGCAGAACACCTTTCTGCATCCCAAGCACATTCTCATACTCAGCCGATGTCAGCACGCGCTCTTTCGGATGATCCTTGCACGCAGCCTTATACAGCGCCGAAGTGCGCGCATCACACTCAACCACCTTGTAATCAGTCTCCCAGCGATCAGACTCGAGGATGCGGCAGTGAATCGCGCTGCCGATCTCCTTCGCTCGAGTCGCGTTGAACGGGTTCGGATATCGAAAGTGAGCAGGGCTTACTAGGATGCGCTTGAGTCCTGTGCTGCCTACTGCTGGGTCAGAGTGGTAGGCTTCGTTGCTCAAGCCCTCGTGCAGACCGTTTGCGAAGGTTGGGCGTTCTGGTTTTGACGGATTGTCGATAATCGAGGAAATCCAATCTTCCTGTACTTCTGCATTCATTGCATCTTGCTCCAGTATCTAGTCAATTTCAAGTAACGATCACGCTTAGCTATTTTGATTCTGCCGCCAGCGTAATACTTATCAGCCTCGCCGATGATTGCTGTCCATAGTGCGTCGCGGTAGGTCATCCCTTAATCTTCCGTGCAATTGCCATCATGGCTTTGTAGTGATCTAGCGCCTTTGCTTGTGGCGTATTCAGGATCTCAAGAACCATATCAGCTAAATCGTATGCGAGTCGAACCTTTTCAATTCGAATGCGCTCAATTTCTTCGTCAAGCTTTCCCATCGATAATCCCTCCGTTTCGTGTTCCGTCACTCTAGCCTCACACTTAATCGTAGTCAACAAAAAAGGCCAACTATTTCTAGCTGGCCTTTCTGTTCTCCGGAGAACTGTTTCTTAAGCAGCTTTCGGCTTCCTGATCTCTTTCGGCACTTTCGACTGGAAACGCATGACCAATTTCCGCAACCGCTGCTCGAAATCATCCTTATCCTCGTCGTTCAGGTTCTCGATGACGACAATTGCGTCATGCCAGAGAGCGCCGTTCATGTGGCCGGTGGATCGGAGCATGACACCTTTAAGCTCTGGGTCAGCAGGCTTAACCGGAGGCGTCGCAAGCTCCTTGCGCTTATCGGCCACCGCATCAACCATCTGCCGCACCGACTCGAATTCCATCACCTTCATTTCATACTTGAAGGCGGCGCGGAACATCGAGGCGTATTGCTTAACCGCTCTAGGTGCCGGAATCAGTGTCGAGCCAGGAACCGGACGGCCAATCACATTGGACCAGCCGTTCTCTTCGTAACCGATCATCAGCCAGGGGTTGAACTTCTCCAGTGTGTCTATGTTCTCTTCCTTGACTAGCTTCATAAAAGCTCCGGCTACATTGTCCAGCTTGTCGCCCTGCTCGGCGATCTGCTGGAGTACCAGTGCTTGCTTGCTTTTTGGAGTAGTCATGATGTGTCACCTCAATTTTAAGTACCTTTGGGTTGGGGCCAAGTTACGTTTTGCCTTGGCCTGTTGTAAGCATAGGCTTACGTGGCTATGCGTCAAATAACATTTTGTAACAAAGGAACGCCTCCTTAGCAGCTTCTGCTCCATGGCAAATTGCTGCGAACTTCCCCGACTTGTGCCAATTCTCCAGAAACGTTCGCTGCTCAGGCTTGGTCGTGGCTGACCACTTGCACTGCTTCATCTCGATTGCGCACCCTGGCCCGATGAAGAACAGAAGATCCGAAGCACCTTTAAGCAACCCCATCTTATAAAGCTGCTGGCGGTACTGCGGGCTTTGGTCCCCTTCGTTTGCGACGTGCACCATCATGGCCGCATGTTCCGGGTGATTGTAGCGAACCCATGCAACGAAGTCGATTTGCTCCGGAGTCTCTGGCCTGCACTTGGCGGGGTTAATCGTCGGGCGGTACAGGTAGTAGCCGCCCTTCTGTTCGATGCGTTCAATCATTCACCGCAACCCCTTTCTGATCCAGAGTCTCGCCGTTGTTGAACTTGCGTCGCCCGATGACAAACTTGGATTTATCGTTGATTCGGTAGGCAATATGCGTAGGCTTACTAAACGCAGCCTTCATGCCCAATATGGCATCCACCGATCGCATGACGTAAATCTTCGACTGCCAGGTAGAGCAGCGAACGTGCAGCTTCACGAAGTTGTTATACCAGACCCTCTTGGCCGTCTGACTGCCGCAGGGTGCGTAGAACTCAATCGGCCAGCCGTGATCAGGCTTGTCGCCTTCGAGGATGTAGCGCACCAATATGCCGCCGTTCTTTGTCTTGTCGAATTCCCATTTCTCGACGGGGACCAACTCTTGGTCGGTGTATGCCTTGTGCAATAGCTTCTCATTCGGGTCAAGCAACTGCTCGCCACACACTCGGCAGTCTCGTGCGGTCACGTCGTTATGCGAGCCACACTTCCGGCAATCCTGTTTAATCCAGAACCAATCGCAGCGAACGCCACCGCTCGAGATGCCAATGCAACGGCGCGCCTTGTCTGAGTTCTCTTCGTTGCACTTAGGGCAGTAGATAACCGAGCCTTCGCGCTTGGCTTTCTCGAACTGCGCTTGAGCCAGTATAGGGTTTTCGTACAGTGGCCCAAGCTTCTCCATTACGCCAGCATAGTCAAACACCATAGCGTTAGGCTTGCGACTGGCCGCGATCTCGTTTAGGCGCTCCTCTCGGCTAATTGAGTTCATGTCTACGCCCGATTCGATATGCAAGCGTAGTACGCGACCAATTGACTGTATCAACAACACCAGCGAGCCTACGGGGCGCAGGTAGACGATGTACTGCCAATAGCTAACGTCGATACCGGTAGACAGAAGCGCAAGGTTGATCGTGAACTTCAATTCCCCTGATCGCGCTCGAGCAAGGATGTCAGAGCGCTCGCCTTCCGGCGTGTCGTCGGTCACGATGGCCCACGAGCCAGGCGGCAATGCTTCGGCAATCTCTCGAGCGTGTTTGCGTGTCTGCGAGAAGATCAGGACTCCCAATCCTTCCGATGTACGGTGCACAACCTCAACCATGATGCGCTGGGTCTTGGTCGGATCGCCTTCGCGGAAGTGGTCTAGCTGTTCCTCGCTCCAGTCCTGGCCGCTTGTAGGCTGCTCAATGCTCGAGAAGTCAAACGAATCCTCTAGATGCTCCGGCCAGCCGAAATGGGGTTGCACCAACCAGCCTTCATCTATTAGCGACTCCGTGCTGACTCGAGCAATGCAGGATCCCCAGAAGTCACCTACAATCGATTCAGTACCACGATAAGGCGAACCAGTGAGGCCGAGTATGCGCACCTTCGGATTCAACTCTTGGAAATGCAGAAGCGTCCGCATCATCATGGTCGCCTCGTCTTCGTGGTCAACCTGGTGCGACTCGTCCACCAAGATAAGGTCGAACGCCGTAGACGCGAACGTAGTCTCGAGCGCTCTGGAGATTGTCCCCTCGGTAGCCGCTACCACGTTATGGTGTGCATTCTTGCTACCGAGCGATGCGCTGAAGTAGCTAACCTGCAATCCGACAGCCTCAGCAAATGCGCCATCCTGAAGAATCAACTCCCCTTGACGAGCCAGAATCAGCACTCGCCCCCCTTTGCTGGCTACGTGACGAGCCAAGAATGCAGCCAATGCCGTCTTGCCTCCGCCTACAGTGACATCCAGAAAAGCCGGAATAGCGCCATCCTTGGACCTGAAATAATCAACCGTCTTACCGAATACCTCTTCCTGATACCCAGGACGCAGCTTTAGCTCTGTCATACCCACTCCTTTTTTGAGGCTTCAATGGTTGCATGGGAAATAGTTTTCCGCAATTGTTTTTTGTGTCAAAGAATGGTGTAAGCTTGACACCCTATGACGCACAACGACCGGAGAGACGGAATGCAGTATTTGAAAATTGGGGATGTCGCTGGGCGCTTTGGGGTTTCTGATCGCACTATCTACCGCTGGATTGATAACCGTGGTTTTCCTCAGCCGGTCTGGCTAGGCTGCAACAAATGGAGGGTGTCTGACATTGAGGCGTGGGAGCTGACTCTATGAACGAAGCCGTCGAACAGGCGCTGCTTCGGTATGAGGATGCGCAAAGAGAGGTAAAAAGGCTCGGCGAGTTAGAAGACTGGACGCCTGAAGTAATCGACCAAATCACTGATGCGGTCAAGGCTGAAACACTTGCACACGAATTGTATCAACATGAGCTAGCGGAGTACGAGGCTAACAAGGAAGAAAACCCGTTACTCAAGTGGCTATCGTACGACTCAGACGCCGCGCTTGATCGAATCGCCAGCCAGCAATGGCTTATCTATCAGGTATTGCCAGTCGATGCATTTGGCGTTGTTTATGGTCCGTCGGGTTCTTACAAGTCCTTCGTTGGGATGGATCTTAGCGCATGCGTTGCTTCCGGGTTGAAGTGGCACGGTAACGATACTGATAATCCTGGCCACGTTATCTATGTTGGTGCTGAGGGTGCGACCGGCTTGCACTTGCGGAAAAAGGCTTGGGAGATTAGGCACGGCAAGAAACTGAACAACCTTGCGATCCTTGGCACGGCAGTAACCATTAACAAGCCGCTCGAGTGCCAAATATTTGTTGACTTGTGCCTAGCTGCTGCGAAGGCAATCAATGAGCCCATCAAGCTAATAGTAGTTGACACCCTGGCCCGCTCGTTTGAGGGTGAAGAAAACTCAGCTACCGATATGGGTGCATTTGTTCGTGCCTGCGACAACATTCGAGCGTCTACCGGGGCGACAGTACTGGTAGTACACCACAGCGGCAAGGATGCGGACAAAGGCGCTCGAGGTTCCAGCGCATTGCGAGCTGCCTGCGACTTTGAATTCAAAGTGGTCAGTCCAGCCAAGAAGGTAACAAAGCTGTCATGCACGAAGGCTAAAGACTCGGATCCGTTCGACGACATGACGTTCAAGCTGAACGTGGTTGAGATCGGACGCAAGGATAGCAAGGGGGTTGAGATGGGTAGTCTTACGATGACCCTGAGTAACGATAGCGGCCAGCCGTCGAGGGACGATCTTTCTGGCAGTCCTCAGATGATCAACAACCTTATAGCGCACGAAATGGCGCGCACTGGCGATGACTGGGTGTTCTATACGCCGTTGCGTGACTCGTTCTTTTCGAAGATGGGCACTGATAAACGTGACAGCAATACCAAAATGGCGTGGGACCGAGGAATCAAGAAGTTGCTAGCAGATGAGTGGATTATCAAGGATCTTAACGGAAAGATTACTCGTGCAGAGGTCTACTAGGTTGTATATACATTTGGTCACAAAAGTGGTCACAATTGAGGGTCTTGGTCACACCCCTATTTGTGACCATGGTCACAGTGGTCACAAGCTATGGTCACAATGATGTGACCACGCAAACACCTGTTATCATTGATGTATTTTCAGGTTTAAAAAGTAGTTGTGACCACAGTGTGACCGTTTCCTTAGTGGTCACACACCTACCTCCAGTCTTTAGACGGAGGGAGTTGTGACCAATGGCGCTCCTGGCAGAAAAGCAATAGCCAGAATTTCCTGCAAATGTGCTTGACGCCAACCCAGCAGCACCGTAAATTGTTTTCACATTCAGAGCATTCGGTAGGGGAAGGAAATGAAACTGGCAACGTCAAATAATGAAATTGGCTCAATCCTGCATCACTCATACGACGAGAGAGAAACGTTCACGCTTACAGGAAAAGGCGTTTCGGCGAAATTCGTTGCCGTTCGGCTAAACGCTGAGCCTTGCAGGCTTGAGACTGGTCGCTGGTTCACATCTCTTGATCTGGAGCAGGTTAGCGAGGTTGAAATTTTAGAGCCATGCAGTACGGAAGGCCTGCCGCCAGTTGGCTCTTGTGCGTGTGTTTATGACCCTGAGGGCCTGCTTATGTATGGAGCCGGCGAAGAGGGCGAGGTGGTTGCTCACGTTGAAAATACAGCCGTAATTCGTATGAGCTACGGGCTTGGATGCTTTGTGGCCAAGCATCTGCGCACAAAAGAGCAGATTGAAGCGGAAGAGAAATCAGAATACATTGAAGATGCTCAGCGATCTCTTGGCGTAGGCTTCGGAACAGCGCAGGCTATGTGGTTTGCCGGCTACCGTAAGTAAGTGTTTTCCAGAGAACAGTTAAATTGAGAGTTTGGAGGGGTGTGATGGCTTGGTGGAAATTGTTTTGGAATCAGGTTGAAGATCCTCAGGACAAAGAAGAAGTCCTGGAAATTCCAACGTCAATTGAGAAATACATAAGGGAGCCTGTTCGCTGCATAGTTGACGCAATGATTGTCGACAGGAAGCGTTTTATTTTCCAGGTTGAACACAGCTTTGGGACTACTGCGGCTTCTAAATACTCAGTAATGGACATTGATACAGGGGAAGAGTTTTTTGTTGGAAGTTGTTGCGATTACAGATCATATTCGCTTGAGACATATTATTCTGGGCCATCGTGGGCGAATAGCTATGAGCTTGAGTGGGCTGTTCAAACGCTTTATGAGCATTTCAATTCGATAACAGCAAGGGCTAAACGCATAAAAACCATCCGAGAACGCAACCGACTAATCGAGATCTACGCATGACCCTAACCGACCTACTCCCCCTCCTAATCGCCATCTACGAAAAACACGGCGACCTACCACTCGCTACAGGCTTCGACGACCATAAGCCTATTGTGGGGGCGCTGGTTTCTGAGTTTGAGAAGACGAGCGAACTTGGTAAGAAGGGTGAACGTTTCGTGGATTTTTACTGAGGGATAGATGATGGCTCAGAATTGGCTGGTTAATTTCAGTGACAAGACTGGTAACAAGATGGCGGTTGTGCAGGTTAACTGTTATCAGGCCCCACGAGCAGTTTCTATAGCTATGGGCATGCTCAAGAAGCGCGACCCTGAAAAGCACGATCTGATCTTGCGTGAGTCGTTTTCGATTATTATTGAGGACGCCTAGTGATGGAGGAAGTCATGAGTAGCAGAGAAGAGTTTGAGGCGTGGTTCAAGTACAACTACAGCTGGTTTATTGGACAAGGATCGCCGCAGCACGGCTTAGAGAGATTTAATGAGCATGGGCTGCCAGGTTACGCGCGAGAAATTGCACATCACGATTGGCGAGTTTGGCAAGCCTCCCGAGAAAACGAATCCGACATCCTATCCGCCCTCCAAGCCATAACCAACTCCGGCCCCAACGAAATACCGATCAATGAGGCGTTTGAGATGGCGCATAGGGCGATTGAGCGGGCTACTGGAGGGAATGTATGAGTGTCTATGTGGATGACGAGCAGATCACGTTCGGACGCATGAAGATGAATCACATGATCGCCGACACAGACGAAGAGCTGCACGCTATGGCTGACTTGATTGGCGTTCAGCGCAAATGGCATCAGAAAGCAGGTACTCCGACTAGCCACTACGACATATGTCTGTCAAAGTCTGCATTAGCCATCAAGCATGGCGCAAAACTGATAGATCGCGAGCAATTGCGGGACATAATCAACCTAAAGAAAGCTACAACAATTCAATAACTTGTATACAATCCTGACCAAATAATCGCCAAGATCCCATATATTGGGATTGTAGGAATAATGAACGACATACGCGCAAAGTTTGAAGAGATTTGGCCGGTGCCTGAGGGTGTTGTATGGGACGGACTGTATGGCGGCTATTGGTTTTTGGTTAAGGACAATGAACGATGCAGAGAATGCGAAGAGCTGAATCTACGCCTCGACACCTTCACCCGCTGCCAGGAGACGACTGATGTTTATGTCGGACTGATTGAAGAAATGATTGCGGATCTGATGATTACGCACGATACTGGATTCAGCGCTTCTGATTGGGTCAATCGCGCAAACAAGGCAATGGGGAAATTGAAATGAGCAGGCCTCAAAGGACATACCTGATCGCATATCACATCGATAACAAGTTCGGCCGATTCTTCAATGATCGCCCTGATGACAGGGCGCCTAATCGATCAGAGATCGAGGCGATGGAACTTAAGCTTAAGGAAATGCATGGCTCCACGTTCTGCGTTATCACTCACGTTAGCCGGATTGAACCTGAAGACGAGGCGCGACCATGAGCACACTACCAGGACAGATGGAATTGCCTACCGTGATTGATCATCGTCGCGCACCTGTTACCTACTGCAACATCATGAATACGCCAGATGGATTACCGGAGCGCATACATGTGCGCGCCATAGAAGACACCCACAAGCCAGCCGGAATACGCCTGGCTAAGATGCTCAGCCAATACGACGATTCGCCCTCATCGCAATTGTGGGGCGATATTCAGCGGTTGGCGCGGGAAATACTGAAATGATCGAGTTCTTCGCGATATGGGGAGTTGCGATTATGGCTTGCGTGATTGGAGAGGTCGCTATGAGATTCTTTGATAATTTACTGAATTGATTTCTTGCTTTCTATGAAAAAGGCTCCTAATGTGAGCCTTTCTTTTTGGATTATTTTTGGAGGGGTTATGAATATTTCAGAGCAGAAATTCGAAGAGTGGCGGAAAGAGCAGATTGGTAGCTTGATTCGAATGGGCTACACAGACGCAGCAAAAGCATTCCGCGATCTAGGCTCGGTTCAGTGGGCTGGATGGCAGGCAGCTTGGAAGCAATCTAGGGAGTCGCTGGTGATTGAGCTGCCCCAGGTTTCCGACTACTTCGACTCTTCTGAATACCCGCACACTTGCGACACGCTTGAGCGTGACTTGCGCTTATCCATTGAAGCATACGGCCTAAAGGTGAAACCATGACCATCTCAACCACAACCCTAAAAAACGCAGCCCGAGCGATTGAGTGTGACCTGTGGACTGATTCGGATGGCGCTAACTACCTGGCTAAGGATGGGGCTATTCTTAGGCGGTGGGAGCCGGCAGACAGTGATGGTGATCCATTCGGGCTGATGACAAAGCTTCGCCTGGACGTTGGATATTTCCCTGGATTCGCAGAGGTGCACGTTAGCGACGAAAGGGGCGACAAGATCTTCATTGCCAAATATACGGACGACATCGCACACGACACAAGGCTGGCTATCGTTGAGTGCGCTGCATACATCGGAGCCGCAATCTATTCTCCGGAGAACCCTTAATGCCAGCGCTGAGCATCCTAGGGCTAACTCTGGAGGCCGATATCCATTACGCGCACACAGAGCCAGCCACGCAGCACGAAAACGGCTACAGCGAGCTTGAGTGGACTCTTGAATCAGGCACAGACGAAATAGGCGAAACAATTTCTCGAAAAGGCCTTGACTTAATCTCGATCCAGTTCCAAAGTGACATCGAACGCGCTATTTGGGCGCAGATAGGGAGATAACAATGAGTACAATCACAGTAACCCAAGCACGAATCGCACTCGAAGCCGCGCACATGGCTTTCGTCTCGGCAGATATCGAGCACCCAACAGCGACCCATATCGCCAAAGAAGCGCTGACCAATGCGCGACACGAATACTGGAATGCGTGTGCTGCGTTCTGTACCAAGCTCGAGTTCGCCACGGATCTGGCTGACGTACACGACGCGTTGATCACTCAGGGGCTTTGGACATGAGCGAGTTGCAGCCTGGGATGTTGGCGTTGGTTATCCGAGACGAGGTGGCAGAGAATCTAGGAAAGATAGTAACCATTGATCGCTTTGTGAAAGATGGTGATGAGCTGCCAGACGATACGACCACGCTCGGAAGCGGCTGGTTAGTTATCGGAAATGGTCTGCTTTCAGAGCTGATGGATGACGATGTATCATGCGGGTTAGTACCAGATGATTTCGCAGTTTACGAACCTTCTGCGCTGCTACCGCTACCACCACTTGCCGACCCGCTCGACGTAACCCATAAGGAAGAACTGCATGCATGATCTGATTATCAAGGCGATGAAGGATAAGGGCTGGTCAGTTGGCCTGATCGCCTCAAGGACAGGGATTAACCAGAGCCGTTTAGAGGATGGAAAACTGGGCGTTAGGGAGCAGCGCCAGCTTGCAAGAGTCGCAGAACAGGAAGCCGGCGTGAATATCGATGAGCTGGAGGATGAGGAATGAGGGCGTTAGCTAAACTGTTGTTGCTGATTGTGTGGGTGTTCGGCGTTGTAATCGCTAAAGGTTTCTGGTCTACTTTCTTCGCTTTCTTTATTCCGTTTTGGGCCTGGTATCTTTCCGCCGAAACAGCACTTAAACACTGGGGCGCACTATGAAATCCACCGAATTCCTACAGGCAGCAATCGACGTTCAGGCTGAGCGCGGCAAGCAGTACGACAAGCCGAGTGGTGAGCGGTCTATGGCTGCTACCGTTAGCGCATTCAACTGCATCACTGGCAGCATGCTAGAAGAGTCTGACGGCTGGATGTTTCTAGGCCTCCTTAAGCTCGTCAGGCAGTCGCAAAACCCCGAGCAATACCATCATGACTCCGCGCTTGACTTCGTGGCTTACGCGTCGCTGTACGCTGAGGCAGCTAGCGAGCAGTGTGGGCAACTGGAGGCTAAGCGGGAAGAGCCTTCGCATATTATTTCGGCTATTCCCAGATGGGATGATGCGCCGTTTTGGGCTACTCACTTGATGATGGCTATGTTCGACGTGGTTGGCGAGCCGAAATTTCAATTCGCTGCAAAAAAAGGAGATGTATATTGGGGTGGGCCGAGAATCCATATTGCTAAAAGATTTGCAACAGAAATCTCGCTAGAAAAATACTGGTATGCCATTGATGAGCGCCCAACGAGCACAGCCCAATGACCGAATATAACGAGCAGCGCTAAAAATTCAATCAAGGCCCGAAACAGGGCCTTTTTATTGCATAATGGATTTACACAAGATCGGTTGAGGGATGAAAATGCAAGAGCTTCAGTGGTGCATGAGTCAGGGCTACACGAATCAACAGGCGGCGGATCATCTTGGGATCAATGAGCGTACTGTGCGCAGATGGAAGGCGCGAATTGCTAGCGAGCCAGCGCAGGAAGCGGCCAATCAAGAGCAGGCGGACACCTACGTCATTACATCCGCAGTCAACGCTACAAAGGCGCATAACGGATTCTTGGCATCGCTGCACACCTACTGCCAGGCTAACAACGCCAAGCTGATCGTTCTGCCCATGCGCTATCGCAACCCTACGCGCAAGGAAGAGACGCACGACGACTACTGGGATGCTCGACTGACTCCGTTCATCGTCAATCAGCGCACCAAGCTGTGCCGCGACGTTGTGTTGCTGGCCGACATCAAGGTTCAACCAACTGCAATCAACCCACTGCAAGGATGGCTCACTGTATCTGGCACCGACTCCGCAATCCTGGCTCACACAAAGGTTGCGCTCCAATCCGTGCCTACGATGGTTGGCGATGACGCTAAACTCGTGATGACAACTGGCGCCTGCACCGTTCCGCAGTACTCAGACACCAACGCCGGCAAGAAGGGCGAATTCCACCACACGCTAGGAGCTGTGATTGTCGAGGTAGACAAGAAAGGCACGCACCTTCGTCACGTCTTGGGCGAACGAGACGGCTCATTCATCGACCTGACTACCAAGTACTCCCGACATGGCGTTGAGGCCGCGCCTGATGCGTCTGTGTTGATCCTTGGCGACCTACACGCTAGACAGGTAGACAGTAAGGCTCTAGACGCCACTGAGCGCCTTGCAGCAGCTATCAACCCTAAGTCTGTATGCCTGCATGATGCGCTTGACTTCTCGTCGGCTTCGCACCACTCAGGCTACTTCGAGCGCTTCAAGCTGCATATCACCAAGCAGAACAGCATTCTGTCTGAGCTGAAGGTGACAGCCAAGATCCTTGACCGCATCTCTATGTGGACTCCAGAGATCGTCATGGTCGGTTCCAATCACAATGAACACTTCACGCAGTACCTGTCGAAGTACGAAAACGCGCTAGACCTTGAGAACGCGCTGGTCTATCACGAGACTAAGGCTGCAATGTTGCGTGCAATCCACGAAGGCTCGTATCTTGACCCGTTCAAGTACTGGGTTGATAAGCTGGCATCGACTCCCGAGGCTATTCACTGGCTGCGTCCAGGCGAATCATTCTCGCGTCACGGTATAGAGCTAGGTTTTCATGGTCACAGAGGTCCGAATGGCGCACGAGGCAGCACGAAAGGGTTTAGCAACATCGGGGCTCGCACTGTCACCGGCCATAGTCACTCTCCAGCGATCATCGATGGCGCTTACTGTGTAGGCACAACCAGCAAGCTAAAGATGGGCTACAACGAGGATTCCCCATCATCCTGGCACCATACGCATTGTATTGTGTACGCAAACGGGAAACGGGCGCTTTTGCATTGTGTATCAGGCAAATTCTTTCGCTGATAATGCTTGACCGCGCTAACCACGCGGTCTAACCTTCACAAATACACGCGCAGGAGGGCGCACCATGTTTTATCTAGGTTTGTTCCTAATCGTTATAGTGATGGCAGCACTGTTCGTCTTCAGCTCACTGCTGATCGGCGTAAGGATCACGACAATAATCTGGCTTACTGCTTTAGTCGTAATGGCATTGTTTACTTTCGGGTTTTATCAATTGATGGGTGGGACGTTATGATCGCAGTTATCGTGAAATGGCAAGAAGGAAGCCCCGCACAATTCAAACCAGGCCAATTCTTGGTCTACGAATCCGGCGATTATTCGCTTGTAGGCAGCAATACGGCTATCACGTCAACGCAGAAGATCGCCAAGCATACGACGCTGATTGAGGGGCATGAGTTGGAGTGGTTGCAGTCGATGGCAAATGAACGCTCACTAGGAATTCGTAAATGACAACCATAATCGCAATCTACCTGGCAGTCGGGTTCTTCTCGTACTGGCCGGCACTTTACAACTGGGATGCGTACGAACCTTGCGCCGAGGTTCGCTGGTATCACTTTATCGCCGCATGGGCTCTCTGGTGCGTCTGCTGGCCTATTCGTTATGCGCAAGATGTCTGGTATTGGTGGAGGGCTAAGAAGTGAGCGATGAAGCCTATCTTCGGCTATTCTGCATTCTGGTTTTTATCGCTGGCGCATGCAAAATTGGAGCAATGATGTTATGACCACAATCAACGACCTTGACCAAATCAACACAATGGCGATGATGACCATGTGCGAGCTTGGGTATGCGCGGTATGAGCGGTTTCGCGCTGGGCTGAAGATGGATGAGGAGGCTTGCGAGAAGTTGAGGCAGTTCGTTCATTCCAATGCTGATCGAGAGCATGAGCTTGAATTGCGAATTAAATGCGCACCGATGTACAGACCTATGGCATACTAGCCACAAGCGAATACCCCTCCTCGCTTGAAGCACCTTTAGCCAGTCGTGAACCGTCCGACTGGCTTCTTTTTGCCTATTAAATGGCAGTTTTTACGAAAAACAGGCAGAATATGTGCAGTTTTATGCATGTGATATCATTTCTGCATCCGGCGACAATGCCAGCGCAGGACTTGAAATCCTGTTAGCTTCCGGATCGGATTGGGAGATGATACCCGGTCGCCGCAACACACGCCCCAAGCCTATGACTTCGGTTATGCTCAAATCGGGGCGTTTTTATGTCACGTGTTCGGTAATTCAGAACAACTGAAAAAGTGATATCACAAAGCCACCGAACTGAAACTGATATCATTAGGTCAAATTAGATACATTCCATAAATTAGACCTTGATGATGTCCAAAATGCCAGAGAAAGACCCGAACAACTGGATTGCCTTGTGGCATAGCATGCCCGACACCGTTCGCGCCTCCGTTCTCGGCCTGCTTCTGGCCTTGATTATGGCGTTCAAACAAGACGGGCGAACGATGAGCGAGCGTGTGACAGACGTGCTGGCAACCCCGATCCTTGTTGTGATTAGCGGTTACTCACTACAGGCAATGGGATTTAGCGAATCGCTGGTATTCGTCCTTGCTGGCGTATTCGCTGGCTACGGTATCGGTCCAGTTAAGGCCGTACTAAAGCGCTGGCTGGAAAAGAAAGTAGACGGCGCCTGATATACTAGCCTCCACAATGGAGGCTTTTTAATGGCTAATAGACCAATCGTTCACACAGGGGATAAGACCTCTACTGTCGGGCGCTCAAGAATGTTTGAGACGCCTGATGATTTGCGTGAGGCTTGCTTAGAATATCTGGCTTGGTCACACGCCAACCCTCTGCAAGAAGAGAAACACTTCTGTTCGGCTGGGCAAATCATGACCGCCTACATGAGCAAACCTCGCGCCGTAACAATCGTCGGCCTATGCCTGCACCTCGGCATCCATCGCCACACATGGCAAAACTACCGTATCAGCGAAGAGTTCGATCTTGTCTGCGATGAGATCGAGGACCGCATGAAACAGTACAAGTTCGAGAATGCCGTTGCTGGACTGATGAACCCTACGCTGATTGCGCGGGATATTGGGCTGGTTGAGAAGTCAGAAGTCAACAGCACAGGCACCGTCACGCACGTCAACTACTCCCCCACAGACTACAAGCAGGCCGAACTAGAGCTGGGGAACAAGCTCGATGACCTCGACTAATAAGCTGCTTGATTGGGAGGATATGAATTTTGCGGACAGGCTGATACTCAAGCAGAAGTCCGAGAAATCATTCCTTAACTTCACTCGCATCTGGTTTGAACTGCTTCAGGGTGATCGCCTGCTGGTTAACTGGCATCACAAGATGATGGCAGCGTCTATTGACGACCTGATTAACGGAAAGCTCAAGCCTGGCAACCTGATCGTCAACATTCCACCAGGCGGCACAAAGACAGAGTTCTTCTCTATCCACCTGCCGGCCTACATCAATACAAAGGTTCAGTCCAAGAAGCTTCGCAGGTTCCGCAATCTCAACGTTTCCTACGCTGACTCGCTTGTACGTCGAAACTCCAGGCGCACGAGGGACATTATTGCGTCCAAGGAATATCAAGAACTATGGCCTTCGATCTTCGGCGTTAACCAGGCTGAAGAGTGGGAACTGATCGACGACAAAGGCCGATCAGTAGGGCAGACCATAAGCAAATCAGCAGGCGGACAGATTACAGGCGGTCGTGCTGGATACTTCGGGCCAGAGTTTTCGGGCTGTTTGCTATTTGATGACCTGAACAAGCCCGACGACATGCTCTCGAATACGAAGCGTGACGCCAGCAATGCGCGGCTAACCGGAACCTTCCGCTCTCGTCGCGGCGACAAGTCCAAAGAACACCCTACGCCTATCGTCTCAATCCAGCAGCGTCTCCATACGATGGACGCTACCGGCTTCATGATGGCTGGCGGCATGGGTGTTGAATTCAAGAATATCGCGATCCCTGCTCTAGTCACAGAGGACTACATAGCCACACTGCCCGAGCCATACCGGCAAATGTGCTTGGATACGGTCAAGGATACGGATTCAGTAGAGAAGGGCGGCGTTCGATACTGGTCATATTGGCCAGAGATGGAGCACGTCAACGACCTCATGTCTCTTTGGGAGCGGGACGAGTACACGTTCATGTCACAGTACATGCAACGACCTCAAGCGCTCACTGGCGGCCTTCTTGACTCGGCATGGCTGCAAAGGTACGAACAGTTGCCGCAAATGCAGTGGAGAGCCGTATACGCGGATACAGCGCAGAAGAAGGGCGAGCAGAACGACTACTCGGTGTTTGAATTGTGGGGCCTTGGTGTCGATAACAATGCCTATCTGATCGACGTTCGGCGCGGCAAGTGGGATGCAGACGAACTAATCACAACTGCGCAGAACGCATGGGCTGAATGGTCGTCGTGGGATGGTGGACATATCAGGCATATGGCGATCGAAGACAAGGCTAGCGGCACCGGCCTGATTCAGACGCTGACCAACAAGAAGCATATCCCTATCAAGGCAATCCCTCGCGGCCCTGACAACAACAAGGTATCGCGCTGCTTGGATATCCAGAGTTACGTCAAGAATGGGCGCGTGTTCGTGCCTGCGATTCTGAATGAGGACGGCTATCCGATCATGCGCACGACCGATCACAACGGCAAGCAGATGGCTAAGACTGACTGGGTGCTGCCGTTCCTGGCTGAAGTGGCTGACTTCAGCGCTGACGACTCGCATAAGCACGACGATCAACTCGACCCCCTCTTTGACGCTGTGGCCGAGATGCTGATTGAGCAGGCACCATCAGGCGGCGTATTCCTCCCAGCACGCATGCGACGGTAACTGTTCTCCGGAAAACAGTTGACGACGAGCCTAATGTCGGAAATAATCGACTCACATTGAACGGAGGCGGTAAAGATGGCGACGGTTAAAGAACGAAAGCTGATGTCTGAGATCACGAATCTCGCGCTTGATGTAACGCTGGCAGGCGGCGAGCACACAATTGTTGCTAGCTACATCGGTCACATTCATGCTTTTGAGATGCGAGTCTTGCGCGGTATCACTCAAATCAACAAGAGCGCAGAGTGGGCGCATCTCTCTGGTCGTCACGATATCTGGACCGTCAAGGATTCAGTTGAGCGGCTTGAACAGATGCTCACAGAAGTAAAACAATACCACCCACAATTCGACGCGGACGGGGTTAAGTTATGAGTAATTTGAATTGGCCGGAATCAGCAACTCATTACGGCTCTGAAACGTTGCAGTTTAATCCTGGTTTCTATAAGAAGGATGGAGATAAGTGGCTATTCATGAGTGAGTGTTTTGCTCCGAAAGGCGCATGGAATCCAGCGAGCAAAGAAGACAGTCCTTCTCGTTACATTGAGCGACCGACTGCACAACCTAAGCAATGGTCAGGCCCGCAAGATGGGTTGCCGCCGGTTGGTACGGTGTGCGAGCTTTCCGAAAGCGTTCTGCTTGCGGATTCTGAAACTTCTGACTGGTTTGAGGCTGGCACAAAGGTAGAAGTTGGCGGACATGCGATCTTTGACGGCGCTACTGGCCCTGTCTGCGTCATCTGTGTTGTCGATGAAAACTTCACCGGGACTATTACCGATGGATGTCTTCGCCCAGCAAACACCGCCGAACAACTAGCCGCAGAACAACGCGAAACCGCAATCCGCGAGATCATGGATATTGCCGATGTGGATTGCCGGGTTACTGCGGCTCGACTGGTTGATGCAGGGTTTAAGCGGGAGGTGGTTTGATGGGTATTGGCTTTCAGATAACTATGACCGCGCTTGTTATTGCAGCGCTTACCATCTTGTTTTATGATCATGCGCCAAATTGGGTAAAGATGATCGGCGGCATTGCATTCTGGTGCGTTCCGATTGGCATCATTATTCAGATATGGTCGTAGCAATATGTACGCTGAGACATTCGATGATCTGTATGACGCAAGATCGGCAGCAGATGAGCTTGAGTTGGCCGGATTCACAGTTAACGTAATCCGTCTTAGAGTTGGCTTTGCTGTTTTCGCAGACTTATAAAACCTCAAGGACTTGACAAACACAAAAACACCATCTCCCATCTGCCCACGATCCATAAACCGTGGACATTTGAGATTTGGTGTTTTTTCATTTGTCAAGTTTGCGCTTGGCTCTCTCGATGATTCCGGGGGATAGTGGGTTTCCTTTTGAGTCAACTAGGACTTCTGTAATTCCACATTTGCAATTTATTGAGGCGCCTGGAGTATTAGCGTACCAATCTCGCTCCTCTTGCACTGTATACAAGTGCGCGTGTCTTGCTCTGTGATCCTGCCTTGTAGTAGGGCTGAGAGCGCTCAAGTGCATAACCTTTGTCTTGATACCTAGATCAACCTGAGCCGCCTGAGCCTCATCCATGCGCGCCTGACGAAACGAATTCGTAACCTCAGTCCGCGCAATCCGCTCAGCACGAGAACGGTTAACTCCTGTGCGCTCCTGAATGTCCTTTGCGATCACTCTAGGATTCTGGCCGGAAATCATCCCGCGCGTCAAAGTCTGCGCTAGATCAGATTTCATCTGCTGACTGAAACCCTGCATCAGTTCGAATTCGCGGGCGGCTAGAAGACTGATGCGCTTGCGGTATGGCGGGCTGAATAGGATGGCGTCTAGGGTTGGCTTGGTTAGCGCGTACAGCTCAGATTGGACGGTTAGGTTGGCCGCAGTTGCCGCAGTACCTTGAATATAACTCGGCTCGACGTATGCGCGCATGCTCCAAAGTTCAGCCTCTCCACCTTCCAGCAAGATCAGATTGCAGATGCGCTCAATCTCCGAGCCAATACCAGAGAGAATAGCCTGATCAAGCTGGAACTGGTAGGTGCTGGCGTTTATCTCCAGAGCGTTCAGGGTGACGACGGTGTAATGCTGCTCGCCGAGGATTCGCAGCACTTCCTTGCCGATTGCGTTAACTCGTCGGTCGAAGTCCTTCATGAATCGGCGTTCGCGAGTGTCGGTATTGGTCGGATCTGCGCTTGAGCGCGGGAGAATCGGTTGACCTGGCATTTATAAGCACCTTTTTCAGTAGCCATATTGTACAATGGACGTGCGACTAGGGCGGCCACCCGAAAATCACCTCATCAGTGACTGTCGCAAATCCTTTCGATGACCTCCTGATGAGAGCGGCATGCGCATATCGTACGAGCAGCAGATTGAAAGAATGAGAGCACTTTCTCCAGAAAGAGGCTATGTATTTTATGGCTTCTGCGGTGACTGGCTTGGAAGTAAGACTAAATGCATATTAGAGTGCGCTGACCACGGAAGATGGGATTCTACGGATATAAACCATTTCTTGACTGGACGAGGATGTCCTAGGTGCGCACGGGTAAATCTTGAGAAACTAATACACCCAACGAGAGATCAGGTCGAGCGGAAGGTTCAGGCTGTTTGCGATGCAGAAGGAATAAGGTTTTCACGGTGGCTAGACGACACTAGAAAATCTAGCAGCAGAATAGCCCTGCTATGCGAAACGCATGGTGAATACGTCAAGAACATAGATAAATTCCTTAATTCCAAGGAGCGTTGCCAGGCTTGCGTGAGGAATGGATTTAATCGGACTATTGATGGATTCTTGTATCTGCTTGAATCCGAGTGCGGATGGTTTTACAAAATTGGCATAACGAATCACCCTAAACAAAGATTCACCCAGCTAAAGCGAGCAACTCCATTTAAATTCAGTGTAGAAAAGTTGCTGCCAATGCACGGATCGAAGGCGCACGAGATAGAGATTGACGCGCACAAAAGATTCGAGAGCGCTAACATGGAAGGATTCGATGGCTGTACCGAATGGATCATGAAGAATATTTCAGTTTCTGATTACATAGAAGAACGGGCCAATTAAGGCCCGTTTTTCATTGCGCTTGTACTGATGGATCATCGGGCGGATTAATGTCGGGTAGCGGTGGCAGCTCAGCCTTGTTCTCTAGGCCAGCCACCTCGCGCATCTCTTCAGCGGTGAACACCGGCTGACCACTTGCAAGCATCTTGCTGTTCACGTCGGCCATCTTGACGACAATGCTGATCTTCTCGTCTTTGCTAGCCTCGGTCAGATCATCCCAGCATACCGAGTATTCCAGAGTCAGCAGAACACCCAAGCGCATCAGATGATCAACAAACGTCTCAATGTCCGACGAAAGCAGACTAACCCGACGACCCTGGCAGCGCTTGTTAAACGTCTTCTGATCCTCGGTAGACGCCCGCTCGCCAGTCTGGTTGCCAACGATGATCTTGGACGGAATGCGGATAGACGCGCAGAAGGATTGCAGGGAGACGTCGAAGGCCGGGATAGGATCTGGAACGTTTGCTACCAGAGGCGTTACAGTCGCGCCCTTGGTGATAATGGTCTGGTCCTGCCCCCTGTTCATCCCAGCAGTGACATCATCAAAAACGTCCTGTAGCTCTGCCTCCGATACGCCGTGAGCCCTTGCGATTGACGAAAGGTCTACGTCTTTTTCAAAGTTGATGCCTAGCTGACGGCTAGCGTTCTTCAGGAAGGATTCGCCTGACCCGCCAAGCACTTTCTCCATGTTCACGCAGTCGTTGAAGCCGGCTTGCAGGAATGGGATACCGTTGCGGATATCGCCAATGACTACGACGCGATCAGGGTGAACAGTGATGATTCGGCCTGGCTCGCCATCTTTGTTCGTGTTGAGCGCGTTTTCGGTGTAAATGAATTCTTTAGGGTTGCCGAAATTGATATCTGCTGGATTATCGTACCAAGCCGACACCCAAATCTGAGCCTCCCAAGCCGGGATCAGGTTGATCAGCTGTTGCTCAGAAGCCTTGCCAACTGGCTGATCCCACTGCTTAGAATCCTTGAATTGCAGCAGGATGCACGAATAACGCCCAACGAGACGGCGCATATCAGCATCGCGGAACTTTTCCCACAGCTTAAGGCGCTTGGCTAGCTTCTTGAATTGCTTCTCCCAATCAGTCGGAGCCTCGGCGCGATCTTCCTCGTCGCCTTCGATAACCTCTGGATCAGTCGACCAGCAGTTCTCGTTGAGCGTCATTACCGCACCGTGAGCAATGCCGCCGCGCTCAAACAGGCGATAGTAGTCATTGAAGCAGAGAGCATGCTTGTAGCCGTAGCTGCACCAGGCATCAGGACGCTTATTGTCAATCCCGCCCATCAGCAGAGACTGGCGGCTCATCACAGCCTGACGCTCGCTCAATGCCGAGTTCAGCGCCAAATCTAGTGCAGGCGTGCGTTTCACAGTCATAAAATAGGGCCTCGTAAATTATCCCTATTCTACCATTGACGCGGATTCGGATTGAGGCTAAGGTTTGCGTACTTTAAATGGAGGGTTGGACGGATGAAATTGGTTGAATTGTTGGCTAAGGAACTAAAGGAATGGCCGGAATGTATCAATAAGTTTACTTGCGATCCTGATGGCGAGATCAGGGGCACTCCGATGACTGCCTATGACTTCTATCCTGTGGGCCACGTAGATCTAGATCATCGAACCAAGAATCTAGCTGGGCTTGGCGATGACCTGCCTTTTGTGGACCGCGCCCAATGGCAAGCCGAGCGCGACCGTCAGAAGGGTGGCGAGTGGAAGCGGCATCGGGGCGGCGTTCAGCCTATTGAAGACGGAGTTAGCATCGAGGTTCGTCATCGTGACGGTGAAATTGTAGCCACAGAAGCATGAAGCAAAGGCGCAATCCGCTGGAAGCGCACAGGCCAACCGGGCGATATCATGGCCTTTCGAATCATCAGCCAGCCACAAGCGGAGGAGCCAATGAAAGCTAAATTTGACGGGGTAAAGCTTGAGTTTTCGCGTGACGGCGTTAACTTTAGTGAAATTGGCACGACCAGCCATGACTATATTGCTGAGCTTGGCATTGAGCCAAAATGGCAGCAATCATCTGCCCCCCTTGCTTGGCGAGACACCATCATCCACTGCCAAGCCATCATCGAAGACTGCGAGCGCGAGATTCAGCGGAACGTTGACTTGCTGGATGCTGAAGGCTTGATGATGCAGACTGATAGCAAGAAGGCTATGCAGCATTATGATTGCCGCGTGATTGGCATTGAAGACTATCGCAAGTGGAAGGAAGGTGATCTTGTGACTTGCAAGGTTGACTATAATCATCAGTTCACAAAAGGCCGCCAATACACAGTAACTTCGGTTGGCGAGACTCTTGGTTGCGGACGAGTCAGTGTTTTGTTTGACGACAAAGGCGCCGCTAACGGATGGCTTGCTAATCAGTTCGAATTCCACAGCCGCCCATAACCCCTAACCATCCACCAAAGCCCTCCTAACCAGAGGGCTTTTTTGTGCTTATGGTAAAATGATTGTGCGGATAGGGTCATTCCTGAAAAGCTGAATCCTAACCAGCCTTCCGCAATATTTCGTTAGGTCATGCTGTAGGGGCGTGAATGGAAATTATTGGTCGAGTCAAAGCAAGGTCAGTAGGTCTTGAATTTTATTTCACTGGTGTCGTCTGCAAAAATGGCGAGATAGCCAAAAGAAGGTCGTCAAACACCAGATGCACGTGCAGTAAATGCATGAAGCAAAAATCAATCAGTATGAGCGCATACAACAGCGTTTATTACGATAAAAACAGGGAAAAGATAATCGCGGATGAGCGGGGCAGAAAGTTAAGGGACCCTGCCAAGCAATCGGCGTACATGCGATCCTATAGGGCCAAAAATCTTGAAAGAATCCTGTCATACAGGAGCGAGTACCACGCAAACAACCGAGACAGATCTAACCAATACTGCTCAGCAAGGCGAGCAGCGAGAATGAAAAGAACGCCTGCGTGGTTCTCTGAGCTTGATGATTTTATAATGTCCGAGGCCAATCATCTGGTGATTATCAGAAGAGAGGCTACAGGTGTTGAGTGGGAGGTTGATCACATGATCCCCCTACAGGCTAAGACCGCTAGCGGCCTGCATGTCGGAGCCAATATTCAGGTTTTACCTATGTGGTTCAACAGGTCAAAACGCAACAAGATGATATTTACTGAGCCGTTTGAGTGGATGTCTCAATAAACCCTATAGTCGGTGATGCATGAAAAAGACACGCGTAAACATCCTAACCGCAGTAAATGCGGCCTCGGTAACCATCAAGCGGCAAGAGATTGAGGGCGAGAAATACACCATCATTCAAAACGTTCTGTGGATGACCGATGAGGTGGTCCTCAACGGCGGCCTGTACTCTGCTGAAGAGAACGAAAAGGGCTACGCCTCCATGGACGGAAGGATCATGCCCATGGGTCACCCTGAAGTTAATGGCGAGTATGTTGCTATTAGCTCTCTTGACAACGCCGACGTGGCAGTTGCCTTGGGCAAGCATTATGGTGGCGTGCATGCTCAGAACGTGCGCAAGGAAGGATCAGACTACTTTGCTGACGTAATGATCAATGATCGCGTGGCTAACGCTCATCCTGATGGTGTATTGCTGCTGAACTGGGCCGGCGAGGTTGAGTCCGGATCTAAGCCTGCTCCGATTCATATGTCTACTGGCTTGATGACCAATAGAGTGCAGGCTAACGGTGAGTCTCGTGGCAAGAAGTACACGTGGAAAGCCTTTAACCAGGCATACGACCATCTAGCGATCCTGTTTCATCAGGCAGGCGCCGGTGGAGATGACATTGCTATCGCGGTTAACTGTGAAATGGTGATTAACTCAAATCTTGATGAGGCAAACGAGGAAGCGCTTGATAACTCTTATGGCGAGAAGATGGAGCTTCTTAGTTCCGCCGTAAAGGAGCGATTCTCGCTAGGCGATAGCTACGCATACGTACAAGATTTTGACGGTCAGGCCTTGGTTTATTGCACTCCCAGTGGTTTATTCAAAATCTCGTACCACTTCGAAAATGGAAACCCAATCCTGACCGGTGAATCTCAATCAGTAGTTGCTAAGACTGAATACATGGTTAAGAACGAAGAGACACTATTTGCGCGCCTTCTGGAGCGTTTTAAATCTGTAGTACAATATTCCAGTACGAAAACCACTATGCCGTTAAAGGCAAACGAAACAGAGGAAGTCGATATGACCCCGGAAGACCTTCAAGCGGCGCTTGATGCTCAGGCTGAGAAGATTAGCGGTGCGTTTAACGCAAAGCTTGACGCTCAATCGGAGATCATCGCTTCGCTGAAATCTGAAATGCAGGCCAATGCCGAAGCCGGCCTGAAAGACAAGCGCGCCGCAGTAGCAAAAGTTCACGGCGAAGTTGTTGCAAACGCCTTGAGCGGTGAAGCTCTGGATGCAATGTTCGCTAGCGTGCAAACCGCTGCCGGCCTGTTGTCTGGCTCTCCAGATACCAACGCAAAAGACGAGTTCGAAGGCTACAGTCTGAACTCCGCTGATCAGGAGGCCAAATAATGGCTAACGTTATCTGGCGTGGTCCTGTGCATCTCGCACAGCCTGATTCGCGCACCTTGAAGACTGGCGCAAGCATTCTGCCTGGCCTGGCTGTTACCGTGACTGCTGGCGTGTTCCAGTTGGCCGCGACTTCGAAGGTTGACTACTTCATCATGCACAACCGCGCGTACATCGGCGAAACCGTGGATACCGCTGTTCCGTCCGGCGAAACTGGCGAAGCATTCAAGCCTGTTCCGCAGTACGAATTCAACGTACGCTTTGCTGCTGCTACCTACGCACCTGGCGCCGTACTCAGCATCGCTGCCGGCCAGTTCAAAGCCGCAGCAACCGGTGAAGTCGCTGTAGCTGTATTCGACGAGGCCGCATCTCGCGCAATCAGTGCAAACGGTCTTGGTGACGTTCGTATCCTCGCTAACTCCTACGTGGTGCCTGCATAATGCCTATTCTGACTTTTAACAAAGAGCAAGAGGCTGCCGTAATCGGCAAGCGCCGCGCTCACAACGCCCGCCAGGAACGTCTCGCACGAGATAGCGAAGGCGAGCTGATTGGTAACGCCTACACCATCCCTCGTGATGCTTGGGCTACCTACGACCAAGATCTGATCACCTTGCAGCGTGCTGCGCTGGGTGTTTTCACCGACTTGTCGAGCCTTCAGCGCAACGTGCCAATCGGCAAGGTTCTGCAATACTTCTCCAAGGTTTCTGATCAAGGCGAAGTGAATAGCTCGATTGATGGCCGTAGCCGTGCGAAAGCAGACGCTCCAGTCATTGATTACGAAGGCACCCCGCTTCCGATCTACGACACCACCTTTACCTTCGGCTGGCGCGATGTTGAAGCCGCTCGCCAAGACGGTGGCTGGCAGTACTTGGATGCCGCTACTCGCGACAACGGCAACCGCCGTATCGTTGAGAAGCTGGAAGACCTGGTGATCAACGGTGACACCAAGTTCAACGTAGCAGGCAACCAGATCTATGGTCTGCGTACTGCTCCGGGTCGCGCTACCGGCCTGTTCGGTAACTTCGACCTCGTGTCCGCAACCGGCGCTCAATGGGTTTCGGCTGTCACCAAGGTGTTGCTCGGCCTGCAAGCCAAGAACTTCTACGGCGGCGCCACGATCTACTTGAACTACGGCGATTGGTTCGCTGCATCGGCTAACGACTACGTTACCGCCGCGCCGCAGAACACTATTCTGGCTCGCCTGATGGCGATTCCTGGCATCGTGTCCATCGTTCCTTCGACCTCGGTTCCTGTGAACGAAATCCTCGCCGTCGTGAAAGAGCGTCGAGTGGTTGAGATCCTGACTGCGATGCCTGTTACCACCATGCCGGTTGAACGTAAAAACTTCACCGACGAGTACAGCTTCCAGATCATGACCGCAGTAGCGCCACAATGGAAACGCGATTATGCTGGTAACGCGGGCTATGCCCAGTTCACCAAAGGCTAATCCACTGGGTTAGAATAGGGGCCTTGATTGGCCCCTTTTTTATTGGAGTGAAAATGAAAGAGTTCATCATTACGCAGAAGGGATACTTTGTCGACGGCGTTGAGCAGGAGGTTGGCTCACGCATGAAGTCCGAAGAATTGCCAGTCATATTGGTTGGCAAGGCTGTAGAGATCGAATCCGAGAAAGTGCTAGAAGTAGCAACACCAAAGCGCGGGCCGGGTAGGCCTCCGAAGGAATGAAAAAAGGCCCCTGATTGGGGCCTTTGCTTTAGATCGATCTTGCTGCTTGCTCGTTTAGCCTGTCTACATCGTCTTTGCTTGGTTGTCGCGGAATGCCAGTCAGCGCGCTAATCAGCTTCGGAATCAGGACTCTCTGAGTAAAACTCTTGCCAATTCCGATTTCGTAGATGCTACCAAGTGCGTGCAGGAAAATGATTTTAGTGATGTGAAGATTCATTGCGATGACTCCTTGGGCGTGTAGCTTCCTATTGTACTGACTCGGCCCCACTGAAGGGGCCAAGGTTTAGATCAGGATAAGCAGAATGAGCCATAGCATGGTCGTGTCCTCGGTTAGTAGTTGATGGGATTCCTGATTACAGAAAGCTCAGGACTCGTTCGTATTCTTAGTTAAGGCGTTTTGCTTCTTCCTGCGCCTCTGCTTCGTCGCCAAAGCTATCGATCAGCATCTTGTCGCTCACGATGTCGAATCGGTCTGCTTGGTGCTTTACAGTGAAATTCATGATTGACGCTCCATTAGATTAAGAAATTTCCTTTAGGCAGATCAAGGCCTCTAGCTAAAACCTGCTTAGAGACGTCTTGAAATCTGGTCCTGCATGCGTTTCGTGCGGATGCTTCTTGTCGGTACGAGTCGCCTTCTGCCGCGTTGTAGTAACTGAGGTTGTTTGCTTCTTTGACGTACAGATCTAGCAACTCTTGGTCGTTCACCTTCTTTCTCCTTTAGTATTGGTCAGCGAATCGGCCTTCGCCTTGACGCATGGTGTGTTCAGTCCAGTTACCATTGCATCCGCATTTGCAGTGCCGAATAGCAGGATCGATTGCTCGCTTGCCTTCTTCTACCCTGTCGACCTTGCCACCTTTGTTCTGAAAGGCTTCCATCATTGCCGCTAATTCTGCCTTATTCATTTCTGCGCCCCTCGTGTCTGATTTGCCTCGCTTGAACTTTAGAGTAGACAAGTATCCAATCTACTGCAAGTGAAATGTTAAAATGACATCTAAATTTAAGCGAGTTCCGACGAATGGCAATGATCTACGAAATCCCACGCGGCAATCTCGAATCGGGGCCGATGAGCCTGGATTACGACTCGGGGCTGGCTACGATCCAGTATTACGCCGACAGGGGTTGCGACGATCTCGGTTAGTCCTACGCTGACTGGCGAGAATTTCAAGGTCGTCTATCAAGAAGCGCTGGGGCAGTGGTCATTCAATGGGCCGGTTGCTCGGTTGCGAGTTTCGCTGGCTGGCACGAATGCTGTGACTGCTGCTCTGAAGGTCTGGCGTGGTGATGATGCTAGGTCTGGCATTCCACCAGGCGCATTCTCCGGTCTGCGCGCAATGACGGTCCAGTACTATCCAGAGGCTAACGTTAAGAATGGATTGCAGTTCAATCTGCGAGCTGTATGGCCGCTTGCTGACGTTATCACTACCGGTACGTCTCGTAAGATCTGGTTTAAGACGAACGCCAAGCCGGTCATCGTCAAGATTCGCGACTTCCAATACATAGCTGAAGAGCTGAAGCTTGAACTGTTCCAGAGCCCGACCGGCGTAACTGGCGGCACCGATCTTCTGGTGCACAACTATAACGGCGTGAACCCAGTAGCTACCACCGTAGCAGCGAAGAAGAATGTCACCATCACGAACAACGGAACCCAATTCGACAACAATGATCCAGAATATTTTTTCGGCAGTGCGAATGATCCTCAACGGCAATCTGCTACGGCATTCCCTATTGGTCGCGAACGTATCTTGCCGGCTAACACTGAGTTCGCTGTAGTGATCAGCAATACCGGAACCGGTAGCGCTAGGGTTCAGTACTACCTTGATTTTTATGAGGGCGGAACGGATCTGCCGCTTTCCTGATGGCGTAAAAAAGCCCTCGTTTAGAGGGCTTCTTCTTTTACTTTCCTGACGCTAGTTTCGCGGCGTATTCAATCAGGTAGATCTTTGGAGCTAGCCAGATCTGGACTATTGTCTGGATATCTACAATGATTCCTACAACAAAAACAACTGAGAGGAAACCACCAATAACCCCAAAGAAAATTGTTGGCGCCTCTGGATCGTCACATGATTTCCAAAATCCATTATCTGCCTTTGCGTAAAACCTCCAGAAAGCGATGTACAGACCAACAAATACTGACAGCATTACAGCCTCAACACCGGCCCATGCAGCCTTGTAGATAAGAAGCTGCTGAATTACATCGGGCAGCTCAGATCCTAGAAAAGAAACGCCAGAGTCGATTCCCTGCATGGTTTTTGTGATGATTGCTGCTAGTGCTTGCTGCAATTGCTCGTTCATTGAAACCTCCGTTTTTGATTGTTGGAACTCTATAGCCACCGCGAATCCGCGTCAAGCAAAAATGCTAAAATGGACCAAACTATTTTCAGGTGGCGAAAATGCCGACGTTAGAAGAGATTAAGCAGTATTTTTTGGCGTACGGCATCCCCGTTCCACCAGATTTTATTTTGCAACTTTGGGTTGATACGGTTGGAGTGATTCAGCCATGTCTTGACGGCGCAGGCTATCCGGCATCCACGCAGATGCTTATCTACCTATACCTGCTCGGATTAACGGGCTACGTTAACGTTGACAGACAGATCAGTTCTCAGGCGGCCCCTAGCGGCGCCTCTCAGTCATTCCGCTGGGGATCTTTCGTTGATCGCTACCGTTCGCTGCGATCACTGCTCGGCACGCTAGACACTAGCGGCTGCACTGCTTCCGTAATCCCTCCAGAACCTGGCGCATCTGCCGGCCTGTGGGTTTCTACTGGTGGGAAGTGCTGCTAATGGCCTTCATGTCTGCGTGGTACATGATCGACACCGCAACCGTGTACCCAAGGATCGCAGAAGGCGATTGGGGCGGCGGAGTAACATACGGAACCCCATACACAATCCTTTGCGGCCATGAAGGCGTATCGCGGCAATCACGCGATACTGAAGGCGCAGAGTTCGTTACTCGTGACATCTACTACACCGGCGACACTCGGCCCGCCTACCTAGACCGCATTGCTTACGGCGACACCACCGCTCAGGCATGGGATGCAGTACAGGCCGCAGAGATTCGCAAGATCGCTCGTCATGGCATGTCTGCTATGGGTTATGAGGATGAGTACGATCTGGAGACTGCATAATGCCGGTGCGCGGACTCAAGGAGGTAAGGGCGCAACTGAAAAAGGTTTTTGGTGATATATCTGGACCGAGAGTCGAAAAGACTCTGACAGAAGTCTTGATTATTGCTTCTGGATATGCAGCAACAATGACGCCAATCGACACCAGCAATTTGATCAACAGCCAATATCGCAAGATAACTGCATACGGCAATAGAGTAGTTGGCGCAATCGGTTACACGGCAGCTTATGCGGCAGCGGTTCACGACAAGCCCGGAACACTGCTTGGAACAAATACGCCTCGCTCAAAGTCTGATCCGTCTCGCGGAAACGTGTGGGATCCGGATGCAGAGCCAGAATTCTTGCGCAAAGCCTTCGAAGACTCTGATGCAAAATCTGATATCGACGCAGCCATTAAGCGCGGGATGAAAGTCTAATGAGCCACACACCAATCAACCTATTCCGCGACTGGCTAGAGGCTTACGTTTCGACTGCTGGCTATACAATTAGTCGCGGCATGTGGGAAGAGGCAGGCACAGGAAGCGCTACAAAGAAATTCGTTGCCGTATGGTCTGACTCTGGACGCTCGCCAAATGGCGAAATTCAGTATCCGCATATTCGCGTGATCGTTACTGGTCGGGCTAATGGAAGGGCTTTAGGTGATACAGAGGCCGCCGAACTATTCATTGAGTCGCTATTCGATGCAGCCATTGCCAACTTCTCTACTAGCTGCATGATGCAAATTCAAGCGCTTGGAAGTATCCAAGGTCCGTACTACACGGAAACCAACAGGCCATGGCTAGAAATCAATTTCGAGCTTACGTGTTAAACTATTGCTTGAAATATACGCTCAGTTGTGGGCGATACTCAACAACCTTATAGGAGGCGCCGAGAATGGCCCTTAACTGTGCAAGTTCTAAATTCGTAGGTAAGAGCGTTCTCGCAGAATTTGCTCTAGCTTGCGGCGATGTTGATCCGATGACGCTGACATGGCTTCCGCTGGGTGCCGCTCGCAACAAATCGCTGACTATGAGCGCCGACACTGTTGATGCGACCGCAGACGATTCTGTAGGCGGCTTCCGTGACACGCTGATCACCTATAAAACCTTCGAAGTGTCTATCGATGGCGTTACCAAACGTGACGACGGCACTACCTCGAACCAACAGTTGCTATTCGATCACTTCGTCACCGACCCACAACCGTACATCTGGTTGCGCCTTACCGGCCCAATCAACACCGTTATTGGCTTCTGCATTCTTACCGAATTCAGCCAGGAGTTCCCGTACGACGATATCGCCACTTACTCCATCACCGCAAGCGCAACTTCGCGCCCGGGTGGCTTGGCTAGCGTTATCGTTGAAGACACTCCGATTTCCGTGACGTCCGTCGTGACCACTCCAGCAACTGCTAGCGTTCAGGTAGGCAATGTGACCAACATCGATCACGTCGTTAATCCAGCCGCTGCTAACCAGGAAGTAACCTGGACTTCCAGCACTCCGGCGAATGCCACCGTAAACTCTAGTGGTCGAGTTACAGGTGTTGCAGTCGGTACATCGACGATCACCGCAACATCTGTGTCTGATCCGACCAAGACTGACACAACCGTCGTCACCGTTACCGCATAAAGCAGCAGATAAAAAAGCCCCTTAATTGGGGCTTTTTTATTGCTTCAGATTTCTTTCTTCGCCAGCAAAATATACTTGCTTGGCTCTATGCAGGCAAAGCGAGGATCTGCCGAAATAGACCGGTTGTACTCGTTATACGCCTCAGCCTTCTGGAAGCAGTCAGCATCACTGACTACCGACTCCCTGCTAGTCAAGTCAATGTAATCGCAGCCAACGTCAGAACACAATCCAACCACCAGCATCAGAGTAAGCATTTCACATCCTTAAATTCGTTTGAGTTTGCCGAGTATATCCATGATTCGGAGCGCGTCAATACCCGCGTGTTAAAATAGTCCAATTATTTATGGACGCAAATCATGCGCGCAATCGTCAGCATTGGAGAGGTTGGGGTTAGCTTTGGCGACCTTGATTTCATCTTTCGGCCATCACTCAAGGCAATGGATTCTCTAGGATCTCCATCCGAGATCGTGGAAAAGTTCAGCCTTCTGTTCTCAGCGCCAAAATTCAATCCTATCTGGCCTGTGCCTGCGTATAGGGCGTGGGAGCGCGAAGTCATGGCTACGGCGTATGACGTGCTTATGGCTTGTTGCGATGACGACGTAACTCCGCTGCTCGGCCATATGGGTAGCAAGTGGGGCTCGTTCGTTCCTGGCGCCATGCCAGCGCAAGACATGGTGCATATTGCTAGATCTCTCATGCGTCACGGGATCATCGGTCTAAAGCCAGAAGGTGTTTTGGCCAAAAAGCCGAAAGAGGAATACGTTCACGAGTTCAAGGCTCGCGAGTTCGTGGCTCAGGCAATTGCGCATCTTGGACTGTCTAGCGTCGAGGCCTGGCATCTGACAATGACTGAGTTTTCTGGCGCCATGCAATCCAAGTTTGGAAAACCAGAAACGCTGCCCCCAGCAGAAGAGCATAACGAAGCAATGTCGCGCCTCGCAGAAATCAACAGATTGCGTCAGTATCAGGTGAAGAAATGACTATCAGTGCCGGATCCATCCAATACCAAGTTGAAATCGAGACGGCGCAAGTTTTAACCGGCTCGCAGAACGTCAACAAGAGCCTGGACGGCCTGCAAACTGGCTTCAATAAAACCGACAAGGCAGCAGCTAACTCATCCAAGAGCATGAACACTCTCGGCAAGAGCATGTCTACTGCCGGCGGTGAGTCCTCTAAATTTGGTACGGCGATCACTCCGTTGGCTGGCGCAATCGCCGGCATCGTGTCCGTGCAGGCTATTGCTAACTTGCAAAAGCTAAGCGAGCAATTCACTCTGCTCGAGTCCCGCGTTAAGCGCCTATCTGCTACGTCTTCTGATGCAAAAACAAACTACGCAGCCCTGATCCAGATCTCTTCCGCTGGTGGCTCTGACTTAACGACAACCATTAAGCTGTGGGAGAGCCTGACCGCCTCCCTAACTAGCCTTGGCGTCACTCGTGATCAAGTCCTAAGCCTGACCGACACCCTGCAAAAGATTGGCAAGATTGGCGGTTCCAGCGCCGAAGAGATTAGCGCTGCATTGCGTCAATTCAGTCAGTCTGTAGCAGGCGGCACTCTACGCGCCGAGGAATTCAACTCAATCATTGAGCAGATGCCAGAGCTTGGTCGAAAAATCGCTGACGGCCTTGGTATTCCGTTCAATGAACTTCGTCAGCAGATGCTTGACGGCAAGCTTACGATTGACCGCGTACTGACTGCCATTCAAGAGCAGACTGGAAAGGTTAACGCTGAATTCAAGAACGTTCCTCGCTCTGTTGGTGACGCAAGCAACGCAATCGTCAACTCGATGGGCGTGGCGATATCCAAGATTGACCAGGCTGCCGGTGCTTCTCGTGCACTGGCTAAAGCACTGGATGCCGTAGCTCTAGGTATCCGCCTGTCTTCTGGTCAGCTTGATGATCAGCAGCAGCTAAATAAACTTGTAACGGAGCGCGCAACTGCTGAGCAGCAGTATGCAACTCAAATCAGATTCGGGTTAACTAAAACAGCGGAAGCAACCAAGGCTCGAATTGATGGTTACAACGCTGAGATCCAAGCTATCCAAGATAGAAAGGTCGCGCAACAAAAGGCAGAGAACGACAAGCTTAAGATTACTGCGCCTACAAACGCACCAAAGACTGATTCGCAAAAGGCTCTTGATGACCTAGCTAAAGAAGCTGAGCTAGCCAAGATTGTTGGAGTTGAGCGCGCAAAACTACAAGCCATACAGAAGCTAGGCGATAAGGCTACGGACGTAGAGAAGGCAAAGGCTGCTGAACTTGCTACATCCATTTACAATCTTGAGACAGCTAGAAAGGCAGAAGGCGCGACCAACAAGAAGGCCAAAACCGAAGCAGAACAGCTAGCAAATCGTGCGGCTGCTGCGGAGAAGAAAGGCATTGACGACAATATTAAGGCATTCCAAGAGTTAGGCGTACAGCTTGCCTCTGTTGGGCAGAATGCTCGCGATGTTGCCATGCAGCAAGCCGAGCTTAGCCTGAACAAGTATGCCACGCCTGAACAGATTAAGACTGTTCGCGACATGGCTGGAGCTTTGTACGATCTTAATCAAGCCAAGTCCAATAAGGCATTGCTAGGTCAGGTTGATCCGGCTGCTGGCGCGCAACAAGGCCTAGAAAAGCAACTCAAAGATCTAGACACTCTCAAGCAAGCCAAGATGCTTAGCGATACTGACTACCTTACATTTAAGGAACAGGCCGAGACTGATTACAATCAGCGCATGATGGAGATAGAGGCCGCTAGGTTCGCGGCTCAGTCTGCTGGCAATCAGGCACTGATGGATGGTCTTACTGCGCTAGGAACGGCTGGCACCCAAGCTCTTGGCGGTCTACTGTCTGGCACCATGAGCCTTCAAGATGCGCTCGGTAATATCGCCAACACCGTACTGAATGCCGTTATTGGCTCGTTCGTTCAGGCTGGCATTGAGTGGGTTAAGCAGCAGATCGTTATGGCTACTGTTGGCCAGGCAACCGCCGCTGCCTCTGCGGCGGCTTCTGTGGGTGAAGCTGCAATCGTTGCCTCTGCATGGGCTCCTGCTGCCGCTATGGCATCCCTAGCATCGTTCGGCGCTAACGCCGTGCCGGCTGCCGCTGCTATCACTTCTACTAACATGCTGGCTTCTGGACTGGCCATTGCTGGTGGTCGCGCTCTCGGCGGTCCAGTGGATGCTAACGGAATGTACCGTGTAAACGAAACAGGAGCCCCCGAGATTTTCAACGCTGCCAACGGTCGTCAGTACATGATGCCGAACAGTCGTGGTGATGTTGTTAGCAACAAGGATGCAACATCGGGCGGATCGCAAACAGCGGCTCCAATCGTTAATGTCAACAACTACTCAGGCCAAGCAGCTACGACAACTAGCAAGTTCAGTGATGCAGATAAAGCGTGGGTCATTGACGTAGTAGTTGGCGACGGAATGGGTGACGGCAAAACAGGTAGAATGATTAACTCGCTTACAGGCACGCGGAGACAAGGAACTTGAGTACTCTAATTGAGCGCGTATATGCATCGGCAGGCTCGGAGGTCATCATTGACACCATTGAGCTTGCCTGTCCTGCGTGGGATTCGTCGCTGTACATCGTCAAGGGTTACGAGGATATGACTCTCGGGCTTGATGGCGTCGTATTCAAATCGTTCATGGCGGCTCCAATTTCTATTGCACTGCCAAAGAAGAGCAACCAAGGGAATCAGACACTTAACTTCGCGATTGATAACGTCACTGGTCAGGCTCAGCGGTTGATTGATAATGCAATGGAAGCAGAGGCGCGGATTACTCTGACGTTTCGCCGGTATCTGAATACTGATCTGACTACACCGTCTGAGAAGCCGTTCTATGCGACGGTTCTTGGCGGGAATGTAACGGGAACTACTGTGCAGATTGAGGCTGGGTTCATCGATGCGCTAAATTATGCATGGCCTAGAGCGCTTTACACCTCTGAGTTCGCCCCTGGATTAAAGTACCTCTAATGGAATGGATAAACGCATATCTCGCCTCTAAATATGTAGACGGTGGCCGCGAAGTTGGCGAACTGGACTGTTTTGGTTTGGTGAGATTAGTCCGCCACCACCACTGCGGAAAACGCCTGCTTCCATCATTCGGCTCAATCCGAAACACGCAACCAAAAGAATTCACCCGTGCTTATCAACAAGAATCAGCCAGCATGGAAGAGTGCCCACCAGAACACGGTGCAATCGCAGCCGTATTTCGCGGGCCTTTGTGTATCCATGTCGCTGTTATAATTGAGATAGAAAATGGATTGCACGCGCTAGAGATTAACCCGAAGAAGGGGGCTCGACTGATGCGCGTTAGTGATTTCGAATCCCAATATCTAAGAGTGATCTACTATCGTGACAATTAGAGTATTCGGATCGAAACTGAATGACGAGCCTAGCGAAGAATTCGCGGTAGGCGGAATGACCGTGCGCGAGTGGCTGGCAAAGAATGTGCCTAGCTATTCGGATATGGATGTTCACCCGATCAGCGTATCTCTGAATGGCGATGTTATTCCGCCTGAGCAGTGGGCTATCTGTTCGTTCGCAGCGACTGATGTTGTCGATATCGTCATTGAGCCAAAAGGTACAGAGCTGTTCTTCGGAGCACTGTTCCTTGTCGCGATCAAGACTCTTACCCCCAAGATTCCAAAGGTTAGCTCGACTGCTCAGAACGGCGAAGGTATTAACGAGGCATCGATTAAAGGTAACAAGGTAAAGCTTAACTCGCCTATTCGCGAGATCGCCGGCACTCGAAAGGTTTACCCTGACTATCTTCTACCGCCGCGTCGCTATTTCGCTGGCCCTCGCGAACAGCATGTAGAAATGCTGCTGTGCATTGGCAAGGGCGAGCATGAAGTTCCCGGCAACAAAATTCTGATTGGTGATACTCCAGCTATTTCTCTTGGCGCTGATGTTGTAATTAACGTATATGGTCCGGGCGCAAACTTATCCAGCGATCCAGCGCATCTGTGGTGGAATGATGTAACAGAGGTTGGATCTAGCTCTAACGGGTCATCAGGGCTTGAGCTGACTGTTTCGACTCCATTAACGAATGGTTACGTCGCGACGTCTCAAGTTTTTAGTGGTTACACTGTAACAATCCCGTCTGGTGCCGGCGCATTTCCTGGCGACTGGACAATTGGATTGATCGTCAGGATTCTTGTCTCGTACCAATACGATTTCGTTGATGGTGGTGCTGGTGTTCGCGATATCGTGAGAGGGTTTGCGCTTGATATGCTCGCTCCAAGCGTTGGCGACACCATTGAAATTTCAGGAACAAACGCCGGCCTGTATGTGGTTAACAGCTTCACACCATCTGTTGGCGCAACTCCAGCTCAGATGACGCTTAACTTTGATGGTGGCGCTCCGGTTACTGGGCTCACTATTGGTACTCTTCCGGCTAGCATTGCTCCGCGTGGCCAGCGGTTCCGTATCACTGTATTCAGTACGCCGCAAATAACTGTGCAGCGACTTGATTCAACTGGCGCCGTAGATACCTATTTCCCTGGATTCACGTATCTTGAAACCGCATCAGCTTCTATCACGCTGGACCCCTCAAACCTAGAGGGCGGATATCGAGGCCCATTCGCTATGTGCCCGTTTGGCGAGCTAGCTACGGCTATCGAGTGGGATGTTTTCATGTCTAGCGGCTTGTGCGGCCTAGGCCGAGAAGGCCAGGTCTATCAGGTCAGTGCTTTTCACACATTCGAATATAGGGATATGGATATTGCAGGTGCGTGGACTGTCATTGACAAGACCCATGACGGATCGTCCTTGGACTCTCAGGGGTTCACTAACCGCGTAAATCTTCCATACCCTATGCGGCCAGAGGCCAGGATTAAAAAGCGTTTTATCCAACAGTCAGAGCGCGAAACAGAAATCAACAATGACACTGTTTGGTATGGCGCTCGCTCGCTACTGTCAGCTCCTACCTCTTATGCGGACGTAACGGTTATGAGCGTCAATGCTCGCGGCGGTGATCGCCTCTCTGCTCAGTCTGAGGCTATGGTTTCAGTCGAGGCCACTCGCAAACTTCCGACTCGTTATGGCGGCGCGTGGACTGCCCCAGTAGCGACCCGCGACATAGCTCCATTCTTCGCTTACGTCGCAAAAAACGTAGGCTACACGGATGCAGACATTGACCTTGCAGAGTTAGACCGACTAGATGCCATCTGGAAGGCGCGTGGCGATCACTACGACCAAGCAACGAACACCAACGGCACAGCCAAAGGTGTAATAAATGATGCTCTGTCGTGCGGATTCAGCGAGCTTACGGTAGATCGCGGGCTTCTACGTCCTGCGCGTGACGAGCCTAGAGCCGTATTTGAATCAATGTATACACCTCAGAACATGACTCGCGGCCTTGAGCGTGATTTCACTGCCGTTCGTCCTGATGATTATGATGGCGTTGACGTTGAATATATTGATGGCGTGTCGTGGCAGGTCGAGACGGTTGAATGCAGGCTTCCAGGTGATGCAGGAACTCGTATTCAAAAGATAAAAGCAGAAGGCTGCACTAACCGTACGAAAGCATGGCGTATTGGCATGCGTCAACGTCGCGCGCTGAAGTATCGTCGCTGGGAATACAATTGGGCGACCGAACTGGATGCGCTAAACAGCCGATACCTTAGCTATGTTCAGGTTGCTGATGACGTGCCAGGTTATGCTCAATCAGCTTTCATGGTCGAATACGACAATGGCGTTATCGAATCATCCGAGGCTTTCGACTGGTCTGATGCTGGCCCTCACTATCTGTATGTTCGCCGCGAAGATGGAACTAGTTCCGGCCCATACATCGCGACTCGTGTTGATGACTTTCATTTGTCTATCTCTGGACTGGACTTTCCGCCAGATACAACGCTAGATCGCGAGCCGCCGCACCTCCTGTTTGGCATCGGGTACAAGGTCTTGATTACGTCTATATCTCCGAACGGAACCGACTCCGCGAACGTGGAAGCGATGACGTATAATGAGTTAGTCTATTCCGATGATGATAATTCAGCGCCATGATTAACTATCCAGAAGGATTACCGCGAGGGTTACATAATGGCAGAACCTATCAAACCGTATCGCCATTAAAACGATCAGAACTCGCTAGCGGTCGGGCTCGTCAGCGCCGGAACTTCACCAGTGTTCCGACAATGGCCAGCATTAGCTGGATATTCAACTCTGCGCAGTCTCAGGCTTTCGAAGCTTGGTGGCGTGACCAGCTAGTCGATGGTTCGCAGTGGTTCGAATGCCCGCTGGAAACTCCGCTCGGGTATCAAGATTACACAGCAAGATTTACTGATATTTACTCTGGCCCCTCCAGAGTTGGCCCGCTTCTATGGTCATTCTCCGCCGAACTTGAACTAAGGGAAAGACCTATTTTGGATGCTGGATGGGGTGAATTCCCTGAGTTTATTATTGACCAGTCTATTTTCGATTTTGCAATGAATCGTGAGTGGCCTTTAAACCCGTGGCAGACTTATATAGACGCTATGGATTCAGCAATTAACGAGGATTGGCCACAGCCATGAGCGCTTACAATACGGGAAACCCCGTCCCTTCGATTGATCCTCGCGACTTAGATGACAACGCGACTGTGTTCGACAACCTCGCTAACGGGCAGGATTCCAGCTACCCCGACCGTCTTGGTGTTCAGCGCAAAAGCTGGGCGCAGATGGAGGCGGATGCCGAAGCTTTGATAAGCCCGAACGTAGCGGCACTGGCAGCCGTAACTGCGGCAGCAGACAAAGGTGTTTTCTTCAGTTCTGTCGGCCCGGTAGCAATGGGCACATACACGTTAAATTCTTTCAACAGATCTCTTGGCGGCACTGCCGATCAGCCGGCGTTCCGTACGGCAATTGGCGCTATGGCGCTCACTGATACCGGCGCTTACGCCGGCAGCGCTGCCAAATTAACTACATCTCGCACGCTGGCTGCGTCGGGCGATGCCACGTGGTCCGTTAGTTTCGACGGCGCTGCAAATGCTACAGCAGCGCTGACGCTTGCGGCATCAGGGGTTAGCGCAGGAACTTACGGTTCCGTCACGGTAAATGCTAAGGGGCTTGTTACAGCAGCATCTGTGGCAACTCCTGTCGCTAATGGCGGCACTGGTGCTACTACTGCCACAGCGGCCGGCACCAACCTAGGCACCGCTACTGTCGGCACAAACACTGATCAATTGGCGCGTTCTTCAATGATCCAGGCAGAGATCGCAAACAAACGCCCGTGGACCACGTATACAGTAACCGTTACGCCATCTTCCGGAACATTTACCTCCGCTAGTGCTACCGGCAAGTACATGGTGGCATTCGGCATCGCCTATGTGCAGATAACTATAACCATTACGACTAAGGGGACAGGAACGTTTCCCCAAGTCAATTTACCTTTCCCCGCTCTAAGCGGCAGTGCAAACTATCCGTTACAGGCATTAGCACGAGGTGGTAATCCGAATTCGGGAACAGCAGCTATCAATGCTTCATTAACTGCGGTAACGACCCGTAGCTATAACGACACCGATTTGGCAAGTGCCGATGCGGTAACTATTTACATTAACGGTTCCTATCCGGTAGCTTAAAAATGTCAAATACTTATGATACGAGCGATTTGCCTCTAGGCACTACATCTCCTAAAGCGCTATACAACAACGCGTCCAACATGGATGACGCAATGAATAGCGAGATGCCGTCTTGGACTGACCGTTTTGGGCGTCGCCGTGAAACTTTTGCTGGGATGGAGCAGACATTCGATGAATTCCTGCAATCCGCTGGATATGTAGACATAGGTGATTACGACTTAAATGGCCCCCTGACGATTACGCAACGCAATCAGGTCTTCAGTCATGCGGGCTCCTACTATCGAGCCGGACCTTCCCTTGTTTTGCCGTATACGACAGTGAACAACTGGACGCTGGACGCACCTAAATTCGTCCTAACCGGCGATGCAGTTTTGCGATCTGAACTCGGCTCCGCCACGGGCTCTTCATTAGTGTTTGATGGCTCCGTTTCTGTGGCTGACCGGCTGGCAGTTCTTAGAACCGTGCAGTTCTACGCAACCTCTACAGGCGGGTCGTCAGACGCTCTTACTGCGGGTTTCACCCCTGCGATATCCTCGCTGGAAAGCGGTCGAATCCTCTACGTAAGAGCGTTCGCGTCAAACTCAACCGTAAACCCGACCTTTACACCTAACTCCCCCTCGATTCCTGCGAAGGTTATCGTTAAGGGCGCTGGCGTTCCTCTCGATATCGGAGATATCTCCGGGGCCGGATTTACTGCTGAACTTAAGTATGATTCTACCTTCGATAAATGGGTTTTGCTAAATCCTGCTAACCAGGTTTCGAAACAACTGAAGGCTTCCTCATTAAACGGTGGAACCGTAAGGGGCCCAGGGAATCCGATTATCAACGGGGCTTTCGACGTGTGGCAGCTCGGTACAGAGTTCGCAGTAGGTCCGCACCTGCAAAAGAACGCGGACCGATGGAATTACGATTTTAACGGTTCCCCTGGGACGGCATTCATTAACCGCTTCCAAGTCCCTCAGGGCTCGAAGTTCACAGGGTTTTCCCCAACCTATTACCTGAGATTTAACCAGACCATCGCGGGCAGCGGGAATACGTTCCAAGACGTTAGCACTCAGATCGAGGACGTCGGCACCTTGCAAGATCAGGTTGTCACCATCTCTTTCTATGCGACTTATCTGTCCGGCTCACCGCCAACTTTTACCGCAATAAAGACCGAGCAATATTTCGGATCTGGTGGCTCCCCTAGCTCGCCCGAATTCACTACTAGCGCGCCAGTTACTCTGCAAGCTGGAGCAGGCGTATGGCGTCGGTACAGTGTCACTGCTATCCTCGGGTCAGTAGCCGGGAAGACCCTCGGGACCAACGCGGACAACACCCTAAACGTGATCTTTACGCTGCCCCTGAACCAATTGCTGGATATCGGGATTACCTGTGTACAAATTGAACCGGGAGAGATCGCTACGCCATACCAGTACCGCCCTGTATCGCAAGTTTATGCGGACTGCCAGCGGTATTTACAGACGTCTTACGATGATGGCGTGCCCCCAGGCACCGTCACAAACACTGGAGCTGTGGCCCTATCAACTTTTTCAGGTACCACACTGCACACCATTCCGACGCGCGCAGCAATGCGGTCTTTCCCAGCAGTGACATTCTATAACCCTGTTACCGGTGCGGTGGGAACGTGGAATCAGTCAGGCACTCCGTTGCCAGTATCTGTAAACACGGGGGGTCACAACAACGTTACAGTGGCTGTAGCTAGTGGAGTCTCAGGTGGCTTCTGCATCGGGCACTACGTGCTACAGGATCCGTTGATCTAAATAAAACCCCGCCTAATCAGCGGGGTTTCTTTTATAGGATGTAGTAGCTTGATTGATCAAAATTGTCATCCCTTAGTATTGCATACGACACTACGCTCTCAGGCCAAACCATTCCATTTGAGAAATCATTAACTGTTAGAACAGGAGGATCACAGCATGGATTTATATCGCGAACAAGATCAACGCCAAACGATGCGTTATATTCGTCGAACTCATGCTTCGATACTTTCCTGAAAATTTTTGCGATCATATCTTGTCGCTCGCTAGTGAATAGTCGGTCCAGTCGGTAGCACCATTGGCTCTTCGCCTTCATAACAGCGTTCAGCAATCAACACGCTAAAGTCGCCACCTTCGCACGGACTCATCTCAATATTGAAGCCAGCCTCTGCCAAATTGACAACAAGATCCGAAACCATGTCTGGAAACGGGAAGAATTTCAGCTTGATTCGTTGGCTCATTATCGGATCTCATACTTGATGGATTGAAGGCCTGAACATTCGTTGCAATACAGAACGCCGTAACTGCGTAGGAAAATTGCGCCTGTATCACTCAGCTCGTGCTTGCAACTGCAAACTTTCTCGGAGAACTCTAAGTTCTTCGCGCATCTCGACAATTCCTGCGAGGAACATATTCTTTTCTGGTCCTGATTGATAGGGTGATTCACTCTTTCCCTCCAGATAGGCTACTTTGCCCTCTAGGTAATAACGATTCGTTAGACTCTTGTGCTGCATAGTATTTTATCGCTCTCTTTAGTGCTTTCCAGCTTGGACCAAGTTTCTCACTGATCATTCTCCAAGAGAAACCTTCTAGATCCATCTCTGCTGCTTGGAATGCCTGCTCGTATGTAATCCTAGTTCCGCCAATCCTGTTTGGCTCGTATCCTTGAGCCTTGAGTATCTTTCGCGTGTGGCCTTCGCTGTATCCGATCTGCCTGGCGATTGCCTTAACTGGTAGTCCTTGATTGTAGAATTCTAGAGCTGTCAACCGTTCAGCTCCTTGACCTTGTCGAGGCAGTCCGGCGCAGACTCAACCACAGCCTTCCACCACGCCTTATCGTTGAGAATATTGGCTTCCTTTTTCCGAGAGTTAACCGATATTAAAACGCGGTCATGCAGAACATTTAACATGGTCTCGGTCGGCACAATTGGAACCAGCTTCCAGCCTTCAGGCACCGATACCGGCGCGGGCTGCGAGGCGTAGAGCCGCTCAACGGTTCCACCGTGCGAGTACCAGGCGTTCGCGCAATCTTCGCTGTCCGTCACGTGAGGGGTTCCGATATCACCGGTACACTTCCACGCCACCGGCCCGCCCTGCCCACCCTTCAGCCGCTCGATTTCGTACTTGAGTTTGTCACGCTCGTCCATCCAATACATCGCGGACTCTTCCCAGCTTTTTGAGTTCTTGGCGTTGTTCTCGTTCTCCGCCGTCAGCCGTGCGATGGTGGCTTGCAGTTCGGCGAGTTCGGGCGGGGCGGTGTAGAGAGCGACAACGTGGTATTCGCCGTCGCTATCTTCGCTCATTGACTCGGCTTCGCTTTCAAGGTCTGAAGCTTCGCCGGATACGCACAGCTCGCTGTAATGAGGCTTTCCGTCCGGCTGCATAATCCCATAGAAGAACGGCTGGCGCTCGACGACAGGGGCGGCGAGGGCGGCGCTCAGGTCATCAGCAACGCTCCAGCCCATTGACTCAGCCGAGCGCTGAAGTTGCTCTACCAGCTCCCGCGACATTGTTACGGTTTTATTGGTCATGGCTTGCTCCAGGGTGTCAGTGGCGTGTCGTAGCCAAGCATCAGCGGGTGCATCGGCTGCCCGCAAGAGGTGACGCCGAAGTGCAGGATTGGCTTGCCCGACTTCATCAAAAGGCCCATCAGCGAGGCCGGGTATGCGCGCAAGGCTTTCGGCATTTTGGCGAGACCTCCCCAGCACGGAACAAGAATGTCCGCCTCGGCGATGATTTCATGGATGTACCGGTGGTGGTCATCACCGCGCAGAGGCACGCTATCGACCAAACGCCCCAACTCTTTCACGTCGGTTGCGCGATAGCTGAAGACGTTGCCAACGATGAACTTGCTCCCGCCGTTGCGGATGGTGAAGCCCCGCCACTTGCGAACCGTCGCGTCATCAATCGATGCGTCTGCCGTCGAAGGGTTCACCCCGAAGAACGCAAAGACTTTCGGCTCAGGACCAATACCCGGCCATGGAAAGCCAGCCATGTCGCGGTCAAGGCGGTAACGGTAATTCCCGCATTCGCTTATAATTGCGCTGCTCATTCTATTTCTCCAGATTCGCTGGGTTTGCTGTCGAAGTGTTCGGCGGTAGCAGTGACGACGTGATAGGAAGAGTCATCCACATTGATTCGTCCAAGCGCGTTTTCGCTGTACCACAACATCAACAGATGCTCAGAGGCCGCATTCCGCTGCTCGGCGGCTGTCAGGCTGAGTTTGTGGGCGGCTAAGTTTTGCGTCCGCGAATAGAGTTGAATTTTTAGCTCGTACTCGCTTTGCTTAACAGTGGCCAGCTCTTCCAGCAGCGCAGCCAGTTCAACTTCATACTCAAATGCATTCTTCATTTAAACCTCCGACAGTCCATTGCGAAACAGCAGGCATACACAAGCAATCAGCGCGATATAACCAGCAAGCCAAATCACGACTTGCAGACCTTTTCAAAGTATCCGTCTACGTCAGGCCATACGCCTTCCGAGATCATTTGGCAGCGAAACGCTTGATCATCAAGACCGTCTTGGTAGCTCATGCGATTTGAGACGACGAAGCCAGCGCACAAGATAACGATGATTACTGCGGTAGTGATTGCGCGGATATTCATGTCAATCCTCCATGATCAATTCTGCCTGCTCTGGATCTTCCATATCTACGGCATCTGAGTCAAATTTGCACTCCCAGACGTGACTGTAGAGTGATGAGTACATTTCGTAGCTGATGCCGCCAACCAACAAAGCACCACGCAGCATGCCGAAGATATGCTTGTACTCGCTTGTACGTGAACGCTGGAATTTGTCGTCGGCGAAGGAGATTGCCTTGTGAATTGCCTTCGTGAACTCAGCTTGATTCTTGGTATGCATTGGGTTGCTCCTGTTGGCTTGGAGTGATTGTATTCCTCTGCCAGCAATTAGCGCAACGTTTTTCGGATAAAATGGAAATATATTTTGAGGTGCGAGCAAATGAAAACTTCTCAGTCAGGTATCGACCTAATCCACAGCTTTGAGACGCTGCGTCTAAAGGCTTATCCTGATCCTGGCAGCAAGGATGGTGAGCCTATTACGTGCGGCTGGGGCTCAACAGGTCCGGATATTACGCTGGAAACCGTGTGGACCAAGGAATATGCGGATAAGCGCTTTGCTGATGGACTGTCGAAGGCTGAGCAGGCTGTGTCGTTGCTGGTAAAGGTTCCGCTTAATCAGAACCAGTTCGACGCGCTTGTATCGTTTACCTACAACCTCGGCATCGGAAACCTGAAAAGCTCTACTTTGCTGAAGATGCTGAACGAGGGTTATTACAAAAATGCAGGTCTTCAGCTGCTTCGCTGGGATAAGAACGATTCGAAGGTTATGCCTGGTCTGACTCGCCGCCGCAAAGCAGAGCTGAAACTATTCTCCGGAGAACACTAATGCCAATCTGGCTAACCTCGCTACCGTGGCGATTCCTATCAGGTCTCGCGTGCGGCGCGTTCGTGGTTTGGCTTTGGCATAATGCTAGCGTGTCGAGGATTGAGGCTGAGCGCGTCGAGGAGAAGCTTGAGTCGGCATTCTCAGTCATTGCCGCGAACAAGGCGGACGAGTCTATAGCTAGGGCGTGGGAAATTCGCCTTTCGGAGTTGCGCAGTAATGAAACGACTATTGTCCGTGAGCGTGAAAAGATTGTTGATCGCCCTGTCTATCGCAACGTCTGTCTTGATCCTACCGGCGTGCAGCTCGCAAACGACGCAAAGAACGGGCGTATCACAAGCAAGCCTGTTGACGCCTTGCCGGATTCCAAGTGATCTGGAAGGCGTAACAGGGGAGGCGGCGCTGACTGCGCTGACTGAATGGGGTGCGGCGCTTAGAGAGTGCTCTGAGCGGCATGATGCGCTGATACGTGCGGCTTCCGGCGAGACTGGAAAGTAATATCCGTCTCCATCCTGCATCGCCGAGACTGAAGCCCCATTCCTCTAGGCAAATTGCTCGGTGCCTTCATGAACTCAGTATCCATGCCGTGACGCTTGAGCCATGCTCGGAATGGTGTCGAGTGGCAATAGCCAAGCATCGTGGCAACTTGAGTAATCGTGTGTGTCTTTCTGGTTCGCTCGATAAGATGTGCGACCGATTCACCGGTTCTGCTTTCGTATTCCTTGGCTAGCGTCGGCTGATTCTCAAGCTTTGCTTTGGACAGCTTGGCTCTGGTTTCTTCAGTGATTGGTGATCGGTTCTGGTGAGAGTTACACGAACCAAATTTAGGCCAGTCAACTTTCAGCCCGTGGCGCTCAAGATACGAGCGCAGCCCCTTCGGATGTTTGTAGCCAAGAATCCTTGCCGTCGTGGCGCATGCGTAGTTATCCGCAGCAAACCCACGAACAACATCAATGAACGGCTCTCCAAACTCAGCCTCAACCTCTGCGACAACTGACCTAGCCACGCGCAAACACTCCTTTTATTGGCTGCTTTGATAGTGCATCACTAACAGACCAGCCTCGCTTAAGCCGCGTAAGTATGGTGGTATGCGGAATTCCTGTATATCTAGCCCATGCACGAAGCCACATGCGCTTACCATCATGCTCAAGCATCCGCGAATTCTTATGCTCAATACCATTAGAACGAGGAATCCGCTCGGCTTGACGGTAATGTGTCCACGCTATTCCTTTGTCTACAGCGTACTTCTTTAGCGTATGCGGTGAGATCCCAATGATCTGAGACGATACCGCCATGCTGTGTTCGTTTAGCAGCTCTTGCACGACCTCAATAGTCGGCCTACCAATCTCTTTGTACAGCTCAAGCATCCAATTCATAAGAAATCCTTAGTAGTTGGGATTGCCCCGTGGTTAGCGGGGCGGTGTTGTTACTCTTCGTCGTAGCCTTCTGGCACTGGATTGCCGGTTTGCTCTGTGTACTGCTGATTCAGATAGTAACGAACGTCACTCTCGGCTGGGCCAAAGTCAGCATTGCAATGAAACCATTGCAGGTATTCGAGCTCTGCTTCTTGTGAGTTTGACATATCAGGCACCCATCAGGTAGTGAGCAGGGGCAAACGGTATATTATCCGAGAAGGAATCTGGCGGCGCCGATTGCTGGCTTTGTTGTGGTGCTAACTGTTGCTGGCGTGGTGCAGGATTCGAACCGCCTTCAGACTTGCCTCCAACCAAGCTAACCGAATTCACACGCACACTCGGATAAAGCTTGCCATCATGTTCGCGCATCGAAAGTTCACCGCTAACCGCAACCATCTGACCTTTCAGAAGGTAGTCAACCAGCTTGCTTTCGGCCTGTTTCCCCCAAAGCGCACACCCCGCCCAAATCGTGGTCGCCTTGTCGCCGTAACCAGACTTAACGGCAACGCTGAAATTTGCTACCGATTGGTCGCTGACCTTGTTTACTTTTACGTCGCCGCCGAGATTACCGGTAAAGGACCAAACGTTCATTGTGCAACTCCTTCAGATTGAAATGCTGGTGTTCGGATCTTTTGTTTCTGCTCGTCAGTAAGCTTCCCCGACTGCTCTACTTTCGAAATAATCTGATCCGCTGTCGCCTTGCCGCCGTCGATAGCTGCAATCCAGGCCGGAAGGTTAGCATCAAACTTGGCGGCGTCATAGTAGACGACCTCAAGTTTTTTGATCAGGTGAGGAGTGCGTTTGCCGCGAGTCGATGTCAGCGAAAGCGACAGGTCGGATTGAAGGTGAGACATGTGACTCACTCGAATTCCGCCGACAGCAACACCACCAAACTTTACAGACGGATCACAGTAAAGAGTCATTGACTTACCAATCCAGTCTTTTCCGTTTTCACCCCAAGCACTGATCAGCGCTCTACGCATTGACTTGCACGGTCGCCACGGCTGATGTCCGTCAGTGATATGCACATCAATAGGCTGGTCAGATGTTCCACGCCGAACGTCAGTCACTGTGACTGTGATCGGTCCAGCCAGTAGCGTGTCCGCATTAAGCTGATCGCTTTTAGGTACAACGGTGTCTCTAAGGCTTGTCACGTCGCTCATTAAAAACCTCTTTGTGTTATGATTGGATCACGAAAAACATATTAAGGTAATTTTGATGCTGAGTCTACAGGAAATACGAGAAAAATTGCAGGACGCGAATCACTCTGCCGTTGCGAGAAAGATTGGCATGTCACAGCCTCAGATGTGGAGGCTTATGAACCATCCAGATCCTAACCCGACCATGAAGACGCTTGAGCGAGTTAATGCGTATCTGGAGGGTAGATAGTGAGATTTCTGCACATAATCAGCATTGAAGACGCAATAGCAATCGGTAGGAAATATTATGTAGCCCCTAAATTATGTGTTCATGGCCATTTTTCTGAGCGGCTCATAAAAAATGGAGGGTGCGAAACATGTCGGGTTATCAGGCTTGAAGCCAGCAGAATTGCTAAGGCTCCGGAAATGGAAGAAAGAAGACAAAAAAGAAAAGAAGCCTCACTAGAGAAACAAAAGGCAAGAGCAAGGGAATACTACATAAAAAATAGAGAGGCTATTCGACTTCATCAAAATGCTAAGAGAGCGGAGAAATGTGATGACTACAAGGCTAGAGACAGGATTTATTACCTAAACAATCAATCCTCGATCAGAGCTAAGCAAAAGGCATACAGAGAGGCAAACCCCGAAATAAAAAGATCTCTTCACCATAAGCGCAGATCGATCAAGGCTGGAGCCGAAGGAAAATTCACGAGCGCAGAGATTGCGGATCTGCTTAAAAAGCAAAGAATCATGTGCGCTCTATGCTCTCGAAAGCTAAAAGATAGCGGACCTGAAAAGTTCCACATGGATCACATTCAGCCTCTGAGTAAAGGCGGTACGAACTGGATTTCAAACATACAGCTGACCTGTCCAAGCTGCAACCTCAAGAAGAACGCAAAAGATCCTTTTGAGTTCGCCAAACAAAACGGGAAGCTTCTATAGCTTCCCGCTTCACCTAGTCCTCTAGATTCACCTCAAGGCCTTCCTCGTAATTGCTTACGGCGTAATTAGGAAGGC